CAGCTTTTGACAAGTTTGTAGAAGACGATATTTTGGCTGACCCCGATTTAGTTGCTAGTAAATATCCACTTATGAGTGCAGCTTTTTTCTTTCATACCAACAAATTATGGGATATTTGTGACAAAGGTCATGGTCACGAAGTAGTACTTGCAGTTACTAAGAGGGTAAATGGAGGCACTATTGGTTTGGCTGACCGTCAAAAACATTTCGATTCATTTCACTCAACAATGGCTTAATATGTCAGATTTAACAAGTAAACTAAGCAAAGCGAATAGTACATTTCTGAAGATAGCAGCTATATCTACGGGCATTGTAGCTGTTTTTGGTCTTTACACTTTTTATAAAAATAACATATGGTCTCCTAAAATTACTATTGATAGCATTGACTACAATAAGGGAATTGCTTATTTAAAAATAAATGGTAAGCCATTTGTACTTCGAGGTGAGTCTAGTTATCTTATAGCTTACGATTGGGGTGTAAGGTTCGGTACATCAATTCAGCCAAACGGGCAGCGTTATTTTGACAGAATTGAGGTTCTTAAAAGAAACTTAGTACACAAAGTACTTAGGAATAAAGACGATGTTCATTCTTTTACGGGTAGCGAAGAGGGTATCGTTAGCGGAGTTTGGGGTGTACCTAAAAGTGCAGGTTTTGACGTATTTCAGGACAAATCATTCACAGGTAACGAAGAGACCTTTTGGGATGACGCTTTCTTTGGAGGTAAAGGCAGTTTTGGTGCAAATGTAACAGCTAAATAAAAAAAAATATAGGTAATTAGAAATAATTGCTAATTTTATACAACTTATTTTTAAATCTAAAAAATAAAAATCATGGAAAAGAAAGGTATTGTATCTACAGCAGTTGGAGTTGGTATTAGCTTACTAGTTCTTTATGTAACCGTAAGAGTAATCAGTTCTGCTTGGAAAAGTGGTCAATAATCACTAAAAAATATAAAAATGGCAACAGCTAAAAAGAAAATCAATGTAGCAGATATTGCTAAATTGGCTAAGAAAATTAGAAAGCAGGGTGAACGTTGGACTGACGCTATAAAACGTGCAGCAGCCCAATTAAAGTAAGAATCAGTGGCAATAGTATATTTACATAAGAGACCTGATAATAAGGAAGTATTTTATGTTGGTATAGCAAAAAACAAATCTAGAGCCACCGAAACAAAAAAGTATAGAAGGAACTATTTGTGGAATAGAATATACAATGAAGTAGGTTTTATTTCCGAAATTACACACAGAGACCTAGTTTGGGAAGAAGCGTGTAAAATAGAGCAATATCTTATTTCATTTTATAGAGAAAACTCAAAAAATATTCTTTGTAATTTGACAGATGGCGGTGAAGGTACTTTAGGCTTAAAAGTCCCTGAAGAAAGAAAACAACTTTATTCTACGATGTATAAAGGTGTTAAGAGGTCTGAAGAGGATAAAAAAAAGATGAGAAAGCCTAAAATATCAGGCACTAATACACTAAAAGGCACTAAGTTATCTGAAGAACGTAAGCTAAAATTAAGTTTACATTTTAAGGGTAAAAAAAGAGAGTCTTTTACAGAAGAGCACAGATTAAACATTAGTTTATCAAGAAAAGGTATAACTTTTTCAGAGGAACATAGAAAAAAAATATCTGATTCTCTTAGGCTAAGAGTGGTTTCTGAAGAAACAAAAGAAAAAATGAGAATTTCACATTTAGGGAAAAAATACAAAACGAAATAAGCATTATGGCAAAAAGGAAGGAAAAGGTCATTATATTCGAGGGAGAAGATAAATTCGTAAAACCTCGAAATCACTCGTATGATATAGGTACGGGTAAGTCTGAATTTGTTGGTAGTGACGGGGAAGGTAAAGATGTAAGAACTAACATACCCCCTTTAAACGCTGAAACAAAAGACGCTATTCAAGGTGGTTCAGGTATGCCTTTGCCCCAACTTAGCTCTCCTACCTTTTGTGCTGATTTAGCCACTTACATTTCTACTAATGGTGGTGGAGCTGCAACTCCAAATGAAACGATGGCTGCTTATGATATGTTTCAAAGGTATTGCAACAAGCCTGAAGATAGTACTACTAGCACAACTACTAGTACCACAACGGAAGCTCCAAAACCTAGTACAAACGTGGTAGTACCTGCAGTCCCCGTAGTTCCCGTTATGCCTGTTTTACCTGCAACCAATCTAGGTGTTAGACCTATGGGCGGTGGTGGAGGCGGTGGTAGTGAAGATGCTGCACCTGAAAAAAAGAAAAAGAGCTATTGGTGGTTATTACTAGTTGCACTAGGAATTTACTTAGTAGCTAAAAAGAAAAAAGATTAAAATGAATACAACAATAGAAAATAGTCCCCCTCCTGCACCTGTAAGCACACCTGCTCCCGCAGCAGCTCCAATGCCTATGGCTGCACCCCCACCCGCATCACCTGCACCTGCTATGGCAGAAGGCGGTGAAACAACAAGTGGTGGCGGTATCAGAGCATGGTTTGGTGATATTAACGTAGTAGAGGTATCTGTGTCTGCTTTGATAGTGGGTGTTGGTATTTATGCTATTCAATATTTCAGACTAATGATGGCTATGGAAAAGAGTGCTTACAATGATGTGATTGAAAGAATCGGTAAGTTAGAAAGTGCTGCTCTTGCTGCTAAGAAAACAGCAGAAGTAAACGCTTCAGGCTCAAGAGGTAGAAGACCCGTTATGAGACTTGGATAATATGACAAAAAAAGAAACTAGTACAACGTATAGTCCATTTTTATCTGTTCAGCAGATAAGACTTGTAGACGTATTTGTCGTTTCACCTTTTTGTTTTTATGTAGCTAGTCAAAAGAGTTTATCCAATCCAATAAGGGTTGGTTTATTCGTTTTAGGACTTTCTACACTTTTATACAACGGAAATAATTACTTGAAAAACAGAAAATAAATGACAACAAATCAAAAGATTCTAATTGCTTTAGGCTTAGGTGCAGTAGCATTTTATGTCTACAAGATGAGAGGTAATAGAGGTCAAGGTGCAGTTACTCAGCCTCAATCTCAAGCTGAATCAGGTGGTATGCAATCAAATTCTAATCCTTACCTAATTGGAGGTGGCATTGGAGCAGGTATTAAGCTACCTAGTAGAGAACCATCTGTAATTCCATCAAATAGGGTTTATAGTAATGCTTATGGAGGAATGATGGATAGCAAAGAAGAGGTCACAGCTTTTGAAAGTGCTTACACCAAAAAATATGCCGTAGGTAATAAACCAATATTGGGTGATACTTTAACTACTCAATTTGGAGTTTATAAATTTACTGCTCCCGAATTAAGAGAAAATAGTTTAGCGAGAGTAGTCATAAGTAATAGGTGGGTAAAAAAATAAAAATATAAAAACACAAAATAACCATAAACAATTATGCTTGATTCTATAACCTATGGCAATCCAACGCAAAGGCAATTACCTTTTTTAGAGGCTGAAAGCCCTTTAGACAAACATTTGCCTCAATTAATCAAGTTTGGTTTCCCTTTAAATAGCTCAAAAGCTACTAGAGAGGAATTAAACGAGTTAGTAGATTTTATCGGTGATGTAAAAGCTGATGAAGAGGCTCTCAAAAGATATAGGTCATACGACCCTTCTATTGAAAGAATATTTGCTAGTGTTATTATTAATCAAGAACTAGGGGACAAAGGCATAGAACTAGTAGATAGTCTAATAGACGAAAGTCTGCCTGTGATACTTAAATTAAAGTACCATTTTCAGCGTCCAAGACCTTATCAGTTAGCACAGCACTACAAATTAAAACTATTCCCTTTTAGCTCAGTTTCGGCTGAAACACCATCATATCCTGCAGGTCACACATTTCAGGCAGCTTTGATTTGCCATGTTCTAGGCAATCACTTCCCTGAGAAGTTTAGCTATTTTGATTCTTTGGCTAAGGACATTGAATACTCAAGAATTTATTTGGGTCTTCACTATCCTTCAGATAATGATTTTTCACTTTATTGTGTTGAAACAATTATAAAAGACAGAGATTTCAAAGCTAGATACGGACTATAATGCAAATACACTTAAAAGACGGTAAGTCCACTTGGAAACAAGATTGGGCTGAAATTGGTGGTAAAAGAAACTTTTATAGAAGCAGATGGGAATATAGATATGCTTTGTATTTGGAGTTTATGAAAAAGCATGGTCATGTAATTGAATGGCAGCACGAACCTAAGACCTTTTGGTTTGAGGGAATAAAGAGGGGAACAAATAACTATAAACCTGATTTTATGGTCATTTTTCCTAGTGGCTCAGAGGAATGGATTGAAATAAAGGGCTACATGGATGCAAAGTCAGCAACAAAGATTAAAAGGATGGCTAAATATCACCCTGATGTAAAGCTAAGAGTGATAGGCAAAGAGTGGTTTAAACAAAATGGCGGTAAATTAAAAAATATAATTTCAGGTTGGTAAATTTGAGATAAAATAAATACATTTGTTCAATAAAAAATAACCATGAATCTTGATAATACATTTATAGCCTTAGAGACTTTTGTCAATTATTTTAAGAAAAATGGATATGACAAAACAATGGCTGCTCTCACAATAGAAGATGGTCAAGTAACCTCTTTTGATGACCCATACATAAATTTGGTATTAAACTCAGTTTCACAGGCATTCAGTATGGATGTAGAATCTTTACTCTATGCCAAGTACGCTAGAGGGGATAACAAGTTTGCGGTGGGTTTTTGCGTTTACTATCTTTACAAAAGTATGACTATACGAGACATTAGTGATAATGTGTTTACATCTAGGCATAAGACCAATATCAGTAAATACAAAATCCTGATTGAGTCTTTGAACCCTAAATACAAATCGGATATACCATACTTAAAAATAAAAGACAAACTAGATAAAATACTATTAAACAAATAACCATCATGGAAAATCAGACTGAACAGCAACAAAATCAGCAAACCTTTACAGAGCCAAAAAGGGAGTTTATGCCCTTTAGCGACAACGTAAATGATAAACCATATAGTCAGCCTACGGGTTTTGTTTCTCAAGACCAATTATCTACTATTATTCCTGAGCCTTCTTTTCAACCTCAGTCAATCAATACTAGAGACAACCCATACGATATGTTAGGCGGTGATGGTGGCGGTGGAGGTAATCGTAGAAACGAATCAGCTCCTGTAAACCCTGCTATGAATCAAGCAAGTGATGCAGAAAAGAAAGCAGGTGCAGAACACTTAGCTACAATCATATTAGATACCTATGAGCAAATCAACTCATGGGGAAATATGTTCCTAAAAATTCCTGAAAAAAGAATTAAAAAACTTCAAGCTGAAGGTGAATTAGATTTATCTATTCAAGTTCCTACAGCCGATGGTTCTACAATTTCTGCAGGTGAATTTATCGAAGAGTTTAACAACCAAACAAAAGACACTTTAGTTGTTTCTAAAGAGTTCAAAAAAGACGTTAAGCCTCCACTAGTAAGAATACTAGAAAAAAGAGGTGCGGGTATGACTGATGAGCAGTATGTACTCTTTGCTTTTGGTAAGGATATTGCAGTTAAGAGCGTTCTCATTTATCAAATGAAATCTACTGCAAACGATTTAATTAATGCTTTAGTAGAAAATACTGCAGCTATTAAATCTAGCGGTGCTGTACCAACACCTAAACCATCTGCACCAAAGCCTACACCAACTCCAACCCCGACACCTACTTATGAGCCTACTCAGGACTTTGATAATTTCAATTCAAATGAGGCGGTAATAAACTCAACTGTAACGGAACACAAAGTTCCTTCAACGGGTAAAGCAAAGCTCATGGAACAAAGAGCAAAGGAAAAGATTTGGAGTGAAAATGCAGCAAAAGCAAATGGTGGAAGTAGCTCATATCAAGAGGCTATGAAAAGCAGAAAGACAAACGGTAAAAGAGGTCGTAGACCAAAAGATTATATCAGCAACATTGACGAAAGTGAAATAGCTGAAGCAATCATTTTGAGAGAAACGGACAGAGACGGAAAAGAGAAACCAAATCCACAAATGCAAGGACTAGACTAAAATGAAAATTAAAAGCCCTGAATGGATTGAGTTTAAGCAGCGAATCATGAGTGTTATTCGTGTGTTTGACAGAGAAGCAGAAAAAATCTATTTCCCTGTTGAAAACGATGACGATTTTATTATTTGTGTAGAGGATTGTAAGGTTATTCCAATTTTTATAAAGAAAGAAAACTTTATGAAGATTGAGTATGACTTTGCTATGTGTGATACTACTATCAGAAGAATATCATTTTCAAAAGTGTACGATTCTTACAGAATAGAAATGGCACTTAAAGAAACAAAAAATTAGAAATGGGAAGAGAACCTTTATTGATGGCAGCAGTTGGTAAAAAAGGTGTGGGAAAGACGTGGGCTCACATGATTACCATAAACAAATATGTAGAAGGAGACCCTTATCATGGCATTAAAGGTCGTAAGGCTCTTGTAATGGACGTAAACGATGAGTACGGAGTATTTGGAATTAGAGCTTTGTCGCTTAATGATGTAGGGCTTTTTACTATTCACCCCCATGTAGAAGTTAGAAGGATAAGACCTTTCCACCCCAACGGAACTAGAATGACACTAGACGAATGGGCTCAGGCTTTGTTCTATGTATTAAGCACTTTTAAAAATGGACTTTTAGTAATTGAAGACCCTTCTAAATTTATTGGTGACCATATGCCTTCTGATTTAGTGGGTGCTATTGCTACAAATCGTCACGTTGGATTAGACATTATTCTGTCTTATCAGTCTATTGGTCGTATTGTAACTAAACTTTGGGGTAATCTAAACCAATTAAGATTTCATAAGAATGTGGAATCAGTAGAAAGGCATAAAAATAAATTCCCTGATAAGTTTGAGTATATGCGTATTGCTGAAATAATGGTAAACACTCAGTACGATTCAGGCAACAAGAGGTTTTACTGCTATGTAGACATGGACGAATCAAATATCAGAGGTAACTATAGCCAAGAAATGATTGAAGATGCTGTAGAGCAATATATTAGCGAAAACTTCAGAGCCCTTACAAATCCTTATTTGGTGCTCAAAGACGAAAAGAATAAGAAAAAATACAATGATAATACTGCAAGAGCTGAAGTTAAAAGAAGGCTACTTGCTCAGTATATAGGATAGTTTATATGTTGAGTTTTTCGTTTTATCCCCTTTAGTTAATTCTATTGGGGATTTTTTTTGCTACAAACAAAAGCAATATAAAGTATTAAATTAAGCCATTTTGCTACTAATGATTGTAGTAAACAAAGTAATTATATTTAATTATCAATTAAAATTAAGTACATAGGTTTGGTATGTCATTTGAATCTGTATTCAGTTGATACACAATCATTCTTAAAAACTTAAATTAGAAAAAAATGGACTTCAAATCTCTTGCAGGTAAAGTTTTAGTAGTAACAGCGGGTGTAGCCCTTTATATGTTAGCAGTTAAGCCGTTGCTTGACAAAGCTAAGATTGGTGCTTAATTCATAAGGAACTAACTACAACAAATCAAATTTTTAAAAAAAAATAAATTAATTCACAATGTCTAGTATTCAAAAGTACTTACAACAAGCTAACCGCTCTATTAACGAGCAGTTTATTGGTGTAGACGGTTTCGCAGACGAAACCTATTTTACAGGTGCAGAAAACTTCTTCAGTGCAGCTGACGCTTCTACTGCAGCAGCTCCTATGGCAGCAGCAGGTATGATGAAGTCTCAACCTTACATCATCACAGTTTCTAACGCTTCAAACGCTGCAGTTTCTGTAGATGTATTTGGTGCTTACGTTTACTTGAACAATGCAGGTTTCTCTGCAGGTTCTTTAACTGTAAACAACGTAACCATTACGTCTAACCTTTCTAACACAACTTATTACAACTTACTTAACCAATCAAGTGTAAGCCCTTTCACAATCGGTTCTACTTTGATTAGCTCAGTAAATGGTGTAACTAGTCAAGTGTTACAACCGATTACATTAACTACTCAAGACGCTAACGGTAACCAAGCGGTTAAAATCTTGACACCTGTAATCGACCCATATCAGAACCAAAGTGGTGTAATTGAATTAAAGCAACCATTCCGTATCGATGGTTTCACTAAATTGACTTTCAGCGTATTTGCTGCAACTTCAGTTCAGTTCCAATTCTACCCTTCTGATAACATCAATATTGCTCGTGGCTTAAACGGAGACCCTGTTTCTAAGCAATACGGTAGTCCAAAGATTATCAGACCTGCTGCTCGTTAATTCTAGCGGTATAAAATAAAAAAGAAAGGGCTGAAGCAGATTTTATATCAGCTTCGCCCTTTTTTACTTTTAATTCACTAAATTGCATATCATGTCGAGTAATGTAAACATATACGCATACACCGCTGCAGCGAATCCATATTTTGTGAAATCGTTGGCACATAGACATGGCTACGAATTTGACAGAGACCAACCTCTTTCTACGGTTTTACAGCAACTCGTGTCCTACGAGGGCGAACCTATATTAATGGAAATTATCGAAAATAACCCTGACAAAGAATTGTTCATGGACTACTTCGAAAAGAAGTACGGTAAAAAGCCTGATGGCTGTACTTGTACCGCTTCAAATCCAAATAAAAATATTCTTGAATCTTACATGAACTTCTCAGGTCAGCTTCAAGCTCAAGCAGCACAACAAGTTGCTGACAATAAAAAATTAACTTCGGAAACAGGTATGTTAATGTTTGCAGGAGCTGTGTTAATTGCCTTCGCAATCATAACAACTAAAAAATAATTAAAATGGCTTTACGAGCACCACAAAACGCAGCAGAGGCAAAACTTCAATATTGTAGCTATGGTTACGATAAAAGCAAATATAGCAGTTTTGAAGATTGCATGAAAAGGCATGAAAGCAAATTTTCACCACCACCACAGGATAAAAAAACTATGGAAGGTGCACCTTTGCCAAATGACTCAAGCAATCCTGTAAGCGAAGTTGAAGGCTTATTTGGTGTAAGAATGTCTAAGGGACAAAAATGGGCATGGGTAATTGGTATTACACTAGCTATTTATGGTGTAACGTACTATGTAAATAAAAAATAATTAAAATAAAATAAAATGGCAGTAAGTGCACTACAAGTAACAGAGGAAGCGTTATCATACGCTGTAGTTACTGATAAAGATGGTTTAGTAAGATTACTTAAAAGAAACGGAGTTGTAGTAGGTAACAATCCTTCTGACAAAGAAGTTACTATTGCCGTTTTGATGGCTTCAGCTAAAAGTACAAACTTCAAAAATGAGTTAGCTGATTTTTTAACAGGAAAAGTTAAAGAGGCAGGTGAAACCTTATCATTTGTTGGTAGCTCACAGGATTTTGGCTTTACAGGAATTGACGATTTTCAATTCACAGGAGCTGATGATTTTTATAATATGACTGCTGCTGAAAGAGCTGCAAAAAGAGCTGCTGATGCTCAGGCTGCTGCTGCAAGAAAGAAGGCAAGAGTTACAGCCGAAAATCCTCAAGGAAAAACAGGTGTAGGTCTATTGCTATCTAATATTGGTAGAGCACTTACTAGTCAAGAAACTGTAAATGCAGGTATTCAAATTGGCTTGAATAGAATAAACAATAGAACTCAGGCTGATGCTAATAACATCACTAATCAAGCTGCAGCTTTACAAGCTCAACAAGATGAGCTAAGAGCAAATATGGGTAAGCCTAGTAAGAAAACTAGTGTTACAACATACATCATTGTTGGTGCAGGTGTATTAGTAGCAATCACAGCTATATACCTTATTGTAAAAGCTAAAAAAACTAACTAATCATGGCAACAGATAATAAAATACTATGGTTTGGAGCGGGTATAGTAGCAACTATACTTGCTTTAAGATATTATAGTAAGAAAAAAGGAGTTAAGGTTTCAGATTTAAAAAATGAAAATCCTCCAATTATTGTAGGTGTTCCTGACCCTAACCCTGCTCCTCAGCAGCCATCAAGTGGTTTAACTGCAAACCCTTTAACCGTTAGTGCTTTGGGTAGTGGTGTTAAGCCTCCTATTTACATAAGTTCTCAGAATTTAATACCTAACGTTTATGACAGAGGTGTTGGTGCACCAATGTTTATGAATGCAACGGGTTCAACTCCTGTTCATATTCAAGATGCTTGTAGATGTGCTTCAAAGAATAGACCTCAAAAAACGATTTTATCACAATTCAATCCATAAAAATGAAAAACGGAAAAAATTTACTAGCGTATGCTTTAGGACTTGTAGCACTAGGTGTTACTGTTTATGTAGTTTCTAGAAGTTGGAAGAGCGGTCAAAAATAAAAAAATAAAAAATGGCTGAAGCATCAGAACTATTACAAAAAGCTAAAGAGCTTAAATCAAAGTCTGATAGTATGGCTTTGAAAAAAACAAAAGGCACTATAACAGGAGGCTTTATTGGAATGGCAGGTGGTCTTTTAATAGGTTATTCTCGTCAGTACAATTTAGTCTCTTCAGCGTTTATAGGAGCTATTATTGGTGGTTTGGTATCTCAGTTATTACTACCTAAAGTAGAGGAATAATGGAACAAAACACAAAAGCATTCATATTAGGTGGGTTAGGTCTTTTAGGCTTAACCTATTTAATTATGAATAAAAGTAAAAAGAAAAGTACTCAGAGCACTGACAAAGAACTTGAAGACTTCTCTAAAAAAAGGGGAGAGGGTGCTATGAAGATTGCAGAAAACGCTAAAGAAAAGGGTGGACTATCAATGCTGACTTACTATCATTTTGATGTCAAAGAACCCTACTATAAGAGTGCTGCTGAAGGAAAATTAGATTTTGCTGAGGCTGAAAAAGAACTTAAAGGTCTGATTAGTGAAGTAAATAATGGTATTCAGGACATGAGTATCGGTCAAATTGACTTTCAAAAAAAGGTTGGCAGAATAGAAGTTTTGGGTGAATTACTAATAGAACACAAATAAAATGGAAAAGAATACAAAAATATTAATCGGGGTTGCAAGTGTATTAGCTGTAGGTGGTTTACTCTATGCTTTTAGAGGAAAGCTATTCGGTAAAAAAGATGCTCCAAAAGTTGAAGGAGAAACTACAAGTATTGACCCTACAGCTTCAACATCTACTGAATTAACAGAAGAGCAAAAAAATGCACTTGTATCAGCTAATTTAGCACTTACAAACCCATTAGCTGCTTTATTCTTAAACACAGGCTCTAAACAAGCATATCAGGTTAAAACACTAGGTAGTAATCTAAATATTAGAAAGACTCCAAGTGCAAAATCTGAAATAGTAAAGAAGGTAGCAAACGGAAGTACCCTTTACGGCAGCCCTTCACAGGTTGCAGGTTGGTATCAAGTTTCTGAAGATGGCAATAATATGATAGGTTTTGCTTCTTCTTTGTACTTATTTAAAAAATAAACATGAATATGGCAGAAAGTCAAATTGATTTGGACAAAACACTAACCGCAAATCAGCTTTTCAAAATTTACAAAGAAGATGGCGGTACACTCAATTTCTCTGAGTGGCTAACAAGAGAAAAAACAAAAGGGATTTTCCCTTTGAATGATGAGTTAAATCAAGAAATTAATTTAACTTTAAATAAATTTAAAACTAAAGAAAAAGACATGGGAAAAACAGTATTAGGAATGCCTGTAAAGACTTTATATATCGTTGGTGGTATTATTTTGTTAGCTATTGTAGCTCGTCAAATTATGAAAAAGAAATAATATGAAAATAGGTGATGTACTTATTGGAGTTTTAGTAGGCGGTATTGCTGCTCACTTATATTACAGAGGTTTCAAAAAACCTTCTGCTAGTTTAATGACAGACGCTGAAGTAAAAGAAGTTATTGCTGATGCTACAAACGTAGAATCTTCAAAGTATACGAATGCTTTTTTAAGAGATTTTGAAGTTGTTTTACCTCCTGTACAAGCTACTAAGGCGGTAAAAGAAAAGGCTTTTGAATCTCAAAAACGTAGAAGTCGTGTAAATCCTGAAAAAATAAAAACCCCTTTGTATACTGATGCAATATAGACTTTGGACAAGATATTCTCCTTGTATGGTGAAGGTCGTAGTGAGAACCACTAGTCCTCAAGTTATTGTATTAAAGGTATACGATGCAGGTCAGGCTAATACCTATTTTACTAATAGAACCAAAACAATAGATGGAACTCAAGACTTATTTGTTAGGATGCCTTTAGCTCCAAACACTTGTCTTTTGGATATATACAACGAAAAAAATGGTAACAAGAAAAAGGGTGAAGACCCTTCTTTTGAAGTACTAGAAGTAAAAAGAGAAGAGCTCGATATTACTTTGGGTAAAACCAAAATGGACACTCCATTAGTAAGGAATTTTGTGGCTTTTGCTCAAAAGTTCTGTTACAATGCAGGTTGGCTATCTTCTAAAAAAGATTATGTAAGTGCTGCAGGTAATTTCAAAATAGAATACCTACCTTTTATTATTAGCAGTAAAGGTCAGAAAATGGCTACTCCTGCTCGTATTAGTACAAAAAATGGTAGAATACAGGTTTCTCAGGAATCCTTTATACCTTTTACTATTCCTATGAGAATGGCAATTTTACTCCATGAGTTTAGCCATTACTATGTGAATAGTGATATATCAAACGAAACTGAAGCAGACTTGAACGGTCTTACAATATATTTAGGCTTGGGCTATCCTATTAAAGAGGCTTATGCTGCTTTTGGAGAAACATTTATGGGCTATCCATCGGAACAGAATAAATTAAGATACCAAATTATTGATAAGTTCATTAAGGACTATATCGAGGAATATAACATTAAAGACGTTTACGCTTCAGGAAATTAAAAAAATAGTTATGAATAAAAAAGTAGTTTTTTACGTTGGACTTTATGCAGTAGTGGCTTATGGAGCTTACTATATGTTTTTTTCTAAAAATGCTTATGTAAAAACCATCAAAAACACAAACAATTATAGTGGTTCTGCAGAGGAATTAAAAGACTTAGTAGGTATGAACTTTTTAAGACCTTGGGCTAAAGCTGCAAAAAACAATGTTGCAACATTTGAATTTGAGGGTAAAATCTACAATACAAAAGGCGGTAAAATAGTAAGATAAAAAAATATTATGAAAGTATATCAATATTATAAAGATTTGCCACAATGGGCTAAAGGTATAGTTGTAGTAGGCGGTGCTGCAGCCCTATTTTTCGTTGGTAAGAAACTTTACACGATTGTATTTCCTTCAGAAGCAGCTAAAAGAAATGCTGAATTAGGAAGAAACATAAACAGCGAAATATCAAATCTACAAAAAATTCAGGTTGCCTCTTACCCTGATAGCGTATACGATACTTTGGCTAATACTATATATAATAGTATGAGATTTGCCGTTGGTGATGACTATGGTGCAGTTCAAGATTCTTTGAAAAAGATGAAAAATGACCTTGATGTTGCCAAACTCATTAAAGCATTTGGTAGCCGTCAGGACTATGCTTTTGGTATACCTGTGGGTGATAAAATGGACTTATTGACTTACGTTAAGAAGGAATTAGGTAACGAGTGGGGTGGTTTAACAGCTTACAGAGTTACTGATATAAATAAGAATTGGGCTGCTAAAAAGATTAAATACACAATATAAAATAAGGTTATGGCTATAGACATGATTGAAAATAATGAGCTCAGTGCTTTAGCTCCTTCAAGAGTAGGAAATGACAGATGCTTTGTAGACGAAAAAACTAATGGTTATGCTTGTTTTACAGGTGAAGAGCAGTTTTATAGCCTATTTGGTAGCAAAAAGCGTAAAGAGTCTATTGCTCAAGTAGAGAAAGACGCTAAAGCAAAGTGGGCTAGATATGATACAAAAACCTGTGGTGGCATTGATTTACTACTTCAAGACGCTATGGTAGAAAGAGAAAGAATTACAAAACTCATGGCTTCAAGTAATGCTTTTGAATTACCGATTCAAAGAAAGTTTGCTATTGAGGCAGAAGCTAATGCAAAAATGCTTAGAAATCAGTACGATTGCGTAAATAAAGCTGAAGCTCAAAAAAAGGAAAAAGAGAGAAAAGACCTTTTAGATACCCTTACAACCGTATCAGATACTAGTGTTGATAAAGCGAAAAGTGATTTGATGGGTCTTGACATGGGAGGTGATACAAAAACTGTAGGTGGTGTAAACAAAAATTTATTAATTTACGGTGGAATTGGGCTAGGTGCACTCGTAGTAATTGCGTTAATTTTTAGAAAATGAAGAATTTAAGACCACTTTTAGTAGTATCAGGGTTAGCCGTAATCGGTTATGCCCTTGTTCGCTATTACAAGCAGCAGATTAACTTCTTAAAGGATATTACTTATCAAGTAGTAGGTCTTAAAGTGGTTAAAATATCTATGGATAACATATCTTTGGATATTACTAATAGAATCTATAACGCTTCAAATGTAGAGGCTACCATAAAGGAAATGTATCTTGATTTTACCATCAATGGTATCAAAGTAGGTAACGTAAACGATGTGAAAGACATAGTGGTTCTACCTGCTAAAACTACAGATGCAACGTATAGATTTAGCTTTGACCCAAGACTTGTTCTAGGTAATATAGTGAATTTAGTAACACTGACTATTGCAGCAAAAGATATGACTTTTGAGGCAAAGGGCTTTGTAAAAGTGGAAAGTGGCTTTGTAAAAGCAACTATACCTTTTGAGTATAAAAACAATTTTAAGAGCTTAATAAAATAATAAAATGGGAGCAACAAACATTTGGACATACACCCTTACCAATGACAGCTTAACGGTAGTTGCATCAGATAATGCAGTAAGACTAAGCGTTATTTGTCGTTTAGGTACAATAACAGTAGCAGGTAGCGGTACATTTCAAGGTATTGCTTCTGACCCTGTAACCTTAAACGAAGGACAAGGTGTTACTGTTACGGCAGCAGCCGTTTCTAACCCTATTGACGGAGTTACGATTGATGCGGGTACATCGGGGGACATAGCGGAAATAGTTATATCGAAGTCATAAATATTTTCTTACACAAAAAAAAACCATAAAAATGCAAGATTTCATTATCAGTGAAGCAACAAAAATATTCTGTAAAGGCATAAAAAGATATGCTGCAGAATCAAAAAAAGAGGAAAGTGAAGTGTCTTTAATGTTGTATCTTAAAGGCGAAGAAGAGGAAGGATATAAAGTGTGTTACAATAACCAACCTGTAAAAGAGGTTAGTTTAAAAGATATTTTGAACGTAAAATTTGATTTGAAAGGGTATACAGTTTTTGTTCCCCCACATATCATAGGGTTCTTAAACGGATTTAAAGAGGAGTTGGGTAGCGAACAAGTTGATGTCTGTGTTTATTTAGACAAAGAAGATGACGAAAAATGCAGATTTTTTCTATTTAATGCAGGTAAATTTGTTAAAGAAGTCTACCTAACCGAACTAATAAAAGTATAAATAAATTATAATGAGCAACTTTCTAGGCACAGACTATTTTGGGTTTACTTCAGGCGGTAGCGGTGGAGGTGGAGCTTCGGGCTCATCAGGTACTAGCGGTCAGACCTTTGGTACTTCAGGTACTTCGGGTATGGGTACTTCAGGCACTAGCGGTAGCTCAGGCACGTCAGGTCTTACAGGTAGCTCAGGCACTGCAGGTCTAACAGGCACTAGCGGTACGTCTGCTTCAAGCGGAAGTAGTGGCTCAAGTGGTAGCTCAGGTGCTTCAGGAACTTCAGGGGTAAGTGGCACAGCAGGAACAGCAGGTTCTTCAGGAACTAGTGCTTTAGGCTCATCAGGAACTTCAGGCAGTTCAGGTCTTACAGGTACTAGCGGTGTGAGTGCAGCGGGTACTTTGAAAACATACACAGTTGTACTTAATACGGTGAATGGTGCTTTAAATAGTGTAGCAAGTGCAACAGACCCTGTAGGTGCAAATCTTATTGGTGCATCAGGTTGGTCATTTACTATTGATTCAGGTAGTCAGTTTACTATTGGTCATCCATTAGGAAATGTAATTACAAGTGCGTGGACAAATGGTGTCAATGGAGCGAATGTGCTTACAAGAACTTTTACAGGTAACACCACAGGTAACTATTCTATGTTCCAAGATAGCGGATATACTTCAGTAACTTTTTATAGTTTATCGGGTACTTTGGCAGGATATGCTACAGTAGGTGCTTCTACTATGACAATCTATTTCTTCGCAAAAGTTTAATCTGATGTATGGCGAGTTTGATAAAACCACCTATTACAATACCTGCAAGTATAAACTTCGGTTCTACAAGTGTAGTATCGACCTATGTAAATGCACTTAGTCCTTGGAATGGCTCTCCATTCACTTTTGAATGTGATTTAACTATTGAAATACAAGAGACGAGTAGTTACGATACTACTCCACCTCTTTACTATACTTCTACAAATATTGAAGTTGGAATGTGGCTTGGCTTACCAAATGGTAACTGCTACAAGATACTTTCTGTTTCAAATATTGGCGGTGAGTTTAATACAAGCTGTACCGTAACTCTACAAGACGTAGACCTTTACAATCTTGTTGTTGATAATACAGGCATGGGAAATAACTTCCCTCCTGAAGGTTTCGTAGGTGTTATTTTTAGATTAGGTGACGATGGGCTACCTATTGTTGTAGCAACAGAACAAATTAGAAGCCAAATCGGAGACTTATCCAATTGGCTTAATGACCTACATGATAGGTTTAGATTCAGAAACTATATAACTGACTTTTTCTGCATTGACCCCGATGACGATACTTATTCAGGTATTGCCGTTGGTGATTTCGTTAAAATCAACAGCTCAGGAAAATTTGTCAAAGTAACTTCTACTTTAGAGCCCAATATCGTTCAGATAGCGGGTATGGTCACTTCTGCTGATACCCCTGAAAATGGTAATCTTCGTGTAAGACCCGTTGGTCGTATCGTTAGTGGCTTACCTACTCTTGTTGGTAACGTGGGTGATGTACTATATTTTGACCCAAGTGGTTTGAATAACTTATCAGTTACTCCTCCCGCTATCGGTGATGCTTACCCTGTATATATAAAGATAAATAACACCACTGCTATTATGAATCAAAAGAGTCTAAGTGGCTCTTCGGGTACGGCAGGGACATCAGGCACGTCAGGTTCTAGTGGAACGAGTGCAAGTAGTGGTACGTCTGCAAGTAGTGGTACATCTGCAACTTCAGGGTCAAGTGGCTCATCAGGTAGCTCAGGAACGAGTGGTTCAAGTGGTTCTTCGGGCACGAGTGCAAGTTCAGGCTCTTCAGGTACAGCAGGAACGTCAGGCACGTCTGCAACGTCAGGTTCAAGTGGTTCATCAGGTACGAGTGCTAGTTCAGGTTCGTCAGGAACTACAGGCACTAGTGGTACGGATGGCAGCTCAGGAACGGATGGTAGCTCAGGCACTGATGGTTCGTCAGGAACGAGTGCTTCAAGTGGCACTTCAGGTACGAGTGCATCGGCAGGTACTTCAGGCAGCTCAGGAACTTCTGCATCAAGTGGTTCTTCAGGCACTGCAGGTACGGCAGGAACGGATGGAAGCTCAGGTACTGATGGTTCGTCAGGTACGAGTGCTAGTTCAGGCACTAGTGGTTCAAGTGGCAGCTCAGGTACTTCAGCAAGTTCAGGCTCGTCAGGAACTACAGGTACGAGTGGCACGAGTGGTTCGAGTGGTAGCTCAGGTACGAGTGCATCAAGTGGTACTTCTGCAACTTCAGGTTCGTCAGGTACAAATGGTACGGATGGTAGCTCAGGTTCGTCAGGTACTAGTGGCACGTCTGCAACTTCAGGTAGCTCAGGAACGAGTGCATCAAGTGGTACTTCTGCATCGTCAGGAAGCTCAGGTACAACAGGTACAAGTGGTGTGAGTGGTGTTGCGGGTGGTCTAGTATACTATCTAAATCAGTCTTTAAATACAAATTCTGCTTTTGGCAGTCCTACATATAAACAATGGTCTCCTACAGCAGTAGTAGGAGCAGAGCAAACTATAGTTACAAATGTAGCTGTAAATACAAGAACATTAATTGCAACATATGCAACAGACTCAGGTGTACCTAATTTAACAAATATTCCTGCAGGGAATTGGGCTTGGGTAACACACTTTTCAATTGATTCAAATAAAGATGTTGCAGTAGACGTAGAACTTTATAGTTACACAACGGGCGGTACTTCTACTCTTTTAGGTACTACAAATCTTGATACAGAATCATTATCTAATGGAGTAATTAAAGAATTTTTTACAGATTTATTTTTAGGTCAAACCGCATTAAACGCAACAGATAGGCTTTATTGTCAAATTTATGCTGAATTTACGGGCGGTTCTGCTAATCATAATATAACATTTTACACAGAGGGTACGAGTAACTACTCATACGCTCAAACGACATTTAACCCTCCAAGTGGTACGTCAGGTACGTCAGGGGCAAATGGCACTAGTGGAACGAATGGCAGCTCAGGTACGAGTGCTTCAAGTGGTACTTCAGCTTCAAGTGGTACGTCAGCAACTTCAGGTAGCTCAGGCACTTCAGGAACGAATGGCAGCAGTGGAACGGATGGCTCATCAGGTACTTCTGCAACTTCAGGTAGTGCAGGTACTTCTGCAACGAGTGGCTCGTCAGGAACTGATGGCTCGTCAGGTTCGTCAGGAACAAATGGTTCGTCAGGCACTTCAGGGGCAAATGGTAGCTCAGGTACGAGTGCTACTTCAGGCTCAAGTGGGTCAAGTGGAAGCTCAGGCACTGCAGGTGAAAATGGAACGTCAGGAACTAGTGGAAGCTCAGGTTCGTCAGCAACATCAGGTTCAAGTGGTAGCTCAGGCACTTCAGGAGTAAATGGTTCGTCAGGAACTAGTGGCTCAAGTGGTTCGTCAGGAAGCAGTGGTAGCAGTGGGACGAGTGCAACTTCAGGGTCATCAGGTAGCTCAGGCTCATCAGGTAGCTCAGGCACGAGTGGAAATTCAGGGACTAGTGGCTCGTCAGGTACGAGTGCAAGTTCAGGAACGTCAGGTTCGTCAGGTACGAGTGGTTCAAGTGGCTCGTCAGGAAGTTCAGGCACTAGTGCAAGTTCAGGCTCATCAGGAAGTTCAGGTACTAGTGGCAGCTCAGGAACGAATGGTTCAAGTGGTTCTAGTGGTTCTTCAGGTGTTGGTGCTGTAATCGTACTTGGAGCAGGAAGTTGTTCTTCTGTAAGATGTGGAGTAAGTAACAATACAACAGGTGCTTTTTCAGGAAATTTATCAGGTCAAAATGTAACGGCATCAGGATATAGAGCAATAGTTGTTGGCGGTTTGTCAAACACAGCTTCGGGAGACAATTCTTTTGTTGGCGGTGGTTTATTCCATACAGCGAGTGCTAGTCAATCTACAGTTTCAGGTGGTTATTGTAATAATGCAACATCTGCTTTTGCTTCAATTGGCGGTGGACAAAATAACGTTGCTTCAGGTTGTAAATCAACAATAGGTGGAGGACAATTAAATACAGCTCAAGGTTGTTTATCAACTGTTGCAGGGGGGCTTTGTAACACAGCTAGTGGCTTATATTTTTCAAGTATAGGTGGGGGTATCGGAAACCTTACTTGTTGTTCTTATGGTCACATTGGTGGTGGATATTTTAACCGCACAGGCTTTGTAAGTTTTGTTGGAGGTGGAGATGGTAACGTAGCGTTAGGAAACTATGCAGCCATAGCAGGTGGTTATGTCAATTCAGCATCAGGGAACTGCTCTTTTATTGGCGGTGGTGGTGGTATTGGTTGTGGGAACGCAGCATCAGGGGCTCATTCGGCAATAGGTGGGGGTCTTTCTAATACAGCTCAAGGGAATTGCTCTACTATAAGTGGTGGTCAATCAAATACTGTAACAACTCAATGGTCTACTATCGGAGGTGGTAGTACAAATTCAATAAGTGGTAATAGAGCATTTTTAGGTGGGGGACAATCAAACACAGTAAGTGGAGGATATTTTGCGTCTGTTGTAGGTGGTAATAGTAACACTGCAAGTGGATATGGTTCTTTTGTTGGCGGTGGTAGTAGTAATATATCAAGTGGATGCAGAGCTTTTGTTGGCGGTGGTTTAGTTAATTGTGCTACAACATTACTCTCTACAGTATCAGGTGGATTGTGTAATCGTGTTATAAATTCAGGATATGGCACAATATCGGGAGGTCTTTGCAATACAGTAAATGGTTGTCAATCTACAATTGGGGGAGGTAATTCAAATTCTGTTTCAGGATATTGGAATACTATTGGAGGTGGTGCATTTAATAATTCAAGTAGTGAAAGTGTTGTTGCAGGAGGTGTTGGAGGAACAGCATCAGGCTACCGTTCTACAGTAGGTGGAGGTTGGGCTAATAGTGCTTTAGGTGCACAATCTACAGTATCAGGTGGACGTTCAAACTGCGGTGTTGGGGTTTGTTCAACAGTTGGTGGGGGTTTTGCAAATAGGTCTTGTTCTGCATATAGTACTATATCAGGAGGTCATTGTAACCTTGTTTCATCAGTTACAGGCACAATTGGTGGTGGTTTTACCAACACAGCAAGTGGTACTTATGATGCTACAATTGGTGGAGGTGCATTAAACACAGCTAGTGGTAACAAATCAACAGTTGGTGGTGGACAAAGTAATATATCTTCAGGAAGCAATTCTATTGTAGCGGGAGGTTTATCGAATACAGCATCAGGTTGTATGTCGTTTGTTGGTGGAGGTTGTACAAACACTGCTTCAGGTGGTTATGCTGCTGTTGTAGTTGGTGGTTGTAATAATCGTTCTACAGGTACAAGAGGTGTAGTAGTAGGTGGTAATAACAATTTAGCTTCAGGTGCTTCATCTTTTATAGGAGGAGGAGAAAATAATATAGCATCAGTACTTCGTTCTGCAATAGTAGCAGGTATAAGTAATACATCATCAGGTAATTATTCTTTTATTGGTAGTGGTTTACAAAATACAGCAAATGCAGATACTTCAACTATTGCAGGTGGTTATTTAAATGTTGCTTCTTCATTAGGAGCATTTGTAGGTGCAGGTAGATGCAACACTGCAAGTGGTGCTGTAAGTTCTATAGGAGGGGGTGAAGGGAACACAGCTTCAGGTTCGAGGTCATTTGTAGGAGGAGGTCAGTCAAACTTAGCTTCAGGTAATTGTGCAACGATAGGTGGGGGGATTGGAAATACTTCCGCAGGTTGTTTTACAACAGTTGCAGGTGGTATTGGTAATATAGCTTGTGATACAGGTTATGGTGCAATTGCAGGTGGTTATTATAACTGCACAGGATTTGTGGCTGCTGTTGGTGGAGGTGATAACAATAAAGCACTTGGAAATTATTCAGCTATTGGAGGAGGTATAGTCAATACGGCATCAGCAGCTTGTTCAACAATTGGAGGTGGTCAAGGTAACAATGCTGTAGGTATTTGGTCTACTATTAGTGGAGGTTGCGGTGGTACAGCTTGTAGATTTGCATCTGTTGGCGGGGGAAATACAAATACAGCTTCAGGCTACTACACCGTAGTATCAGGAGGATATTTTAATAATAGTTTAGGATATGGTTCAACAGTATCAGGAGGATATAGAAACTATACAAATGGTACTCAATCTTCAATAGGAGGAGGTATTTGCAATTGGATATGTAATAGTGCAGGTTCTACTTGTGCAGCAGGAGCAACAATTGCAGGTGGTGTTGGTAATAATACAAGTGGTGGTACTTTCAATGGTACAACATACTGTATAGCACCAACAACCTTATACACAGCAGGGCAGTTTTCAACTATAGGAGGAGGATTTCAAAATAGAGCAACAGCAATATATGGAAGTGTTGTTGGTGGTAATGGTAATAAAGCTATTGGTGCATCTTATAGTTTTGTAGGTGGTGGAGAAAACAATTCAGCATCAGGTAATTATTTTGCAACAGTGGGAGGAGGTAGTGGTAACACTGCATCAGGAACTGTAAGTGCTACGGTAGCAGGTGGTACTTCTAACACAGCATCAGCTTGTCATAGTTTTATAGGAGGAGGTCAGTCTAATATAGCATCAGGAACTCATTCTACGATTGCAGGAGGTAATAGTAATAGTGTAACAGCTATTTGGACAACTGTTGCAGGTGGTCTTGGAAACAATGCAACAGGAAACAGGTCTTTTGTTGGAGGTGGTTCATCAAACACAGCTTCAGGAAACTATGCAGTAATTGGTGGTGGTGATAGTAATATAGGTAACAATACATATTCTACTATATCAGGAGGATATTGTAATAGAGCTACAGGAGTATATTCCACTGTTGGAAGTGGTGTAAGAAACTGCTCATCAGGGAATTGTTCTTTTATTGGTGGTGGACAAGGAAACTTATCTTGTAATAATTGGACAACAGTATCAGGAGGTAATGGAAATAGTGCAGGTTCAGATGGGGCAACAATAGGTGGTGGTGTTGGGAATAATGCAACTAATGTACGTTCAGTTGTATCAGGTGGACAATCAAACACAGCAAGTAATTATTTTGCTACTGTTGGTGGTGGTCTTTCAAATGGTGCATCAGGACTTAGAAGTACTGTTTCAGGGGGTGCAACAAACACTGCTTCAGGTAATTATTCAACAATAGGTGGTGGTTTTACAAACACAGCTTCAGGTTTATGTGCAACGATAGGTGGTGGTTATCTAAATAGAGCGGGGAATTTTGGTTTTATTGGAGGCGGTCATTGTAACTGTGCAACAGGTATCACAGGTACATTATCAGGTGGTTATAAAAACACTGCATCAGGAACTTATGATGCAACGATTGGTGGTGGTGCTTTAAATATCGTTTCAGGATGCAGAGCTAGTACTATTGCAGGTGGTTCGTCAAACACTGCATCAGGAATAGTAGCAACAATTGGTGGTGGAACAGGGAACGCTGCTTCAGGTAATTGCTCTACTGTAGTTGGTGGAGCAAACAACACAGCTTCAGGAGCATTTTCTTTTGTTGGAGGGGGGGTAGCAAATACATCATCATCAACGTATACATTTACAGGTGGAGGTATATGTGTATGTGCCACAGGATTTGCCTCAACAGCAGCAGGTGGTAGAAATACAAGAGCTTCAGGAACGTATAGTGTAGCAGCAGGTTTCAATAATACATCTTCAGGGTATGCTGCTACAGTAGCAGGAGGTAACTCAAACGGTGCTTCAAGTATATATGCAGTAATTTCAGGGGGTGCTTCAAACACAGCTTCAGGTATAGGTTATGCTACGGTGGGTGGTGGTGCATCAAACACAGCAAGTGGTTCATATTTTGCAACAGTTGCAGGTGGTGCATCAAACACAGCTAGTGGTGGTAGAAGTTTTGTTGGAGGAGGAGATAGTAATACTGCTTCAGGTTATCGTTCTGTAGTAGTAGGTGGTGTGTCTAACGTAGCATCAGGTAATTGTAATACAGTTGGTGGAGGGCAACAAAATACAGCTAGTGGTAATTATTATGCAAGTATTTTAGGTGGTATTGGAAACGTTGCTTGTGCTTCTTATGGAGCAATTGGTGGAGGATATTTCAACTGCACAGGCTTTGTTGCTGCTGTAGGTGGTGGAGATGGTAATAAAGCTATGGGTTGCTATTCGGCAATAGCAGGAGGATATTGTAACTGTGCATCAGGAAACTGCTCATTTATTGGTGGTGGAGGAGGTGTAAGTGGTGCTTGTAATATTGCTTCAGGTGCATGGTCAGTAATTGGAGGTGGAAATACAAATAGAGCATTAAGTCCACAAGCATTTATAGGAGGCGGTACGGGTAACACAACTTGTGGCACAGGAAATATAGCAAATATTGTAATAGTTGGTGGTGCAGCTCATGTTGCAACTTGTGCAGGAGCTTTCATTGGTGGAGGAAGTACAAATACTGCATCACAATATGATGCTACTATTGTTGGTGGTGTATGTAATATAGCTTCAGGTCAAAGGTCTTTTATTGGAAGTGGTTTTAGTAACACTGCATCAGGATATCGTTCAGGTATTTTAGGTGGTGAGTTTAACATATCGTCAGGTGGACATTCGTCAGTAGTAGGCGGTAGAGCAGTTACTATATCAGGGAATTGTTCAGGTGGTGGCGGTCTTTGTTTTACAGGAGGTTGTAATAATACATTCTATTGGAATAACTTCTGTGCTATATCTTGTATGTGGGCACAAGCATACTTTGAATCTTCTGATGAAAGATTGAAGGACATTCATTGTAGAGTAAACTCATTTGACAATATCAATCCTATTTACTTCAAATGGAAAGAAGGTGATGTCAGCCGTATCAATATTGGATATTCAGCACAAAACGTACAAGAGATACTGCCTGATTCTGTAAGAACAGACGAAAAAGGTAAATTGAACGTAGACTACCATCAAGTTCATATCTATAAAATGATGACTTTAGAGGAAAGAATAGCTAAATTAGAAGACAAACTTAAAAAATACGAAGCGTAATGAGTTGGGCTGCTCTTGCAAATAATCAATGTATATCTTTTAACAATCTTCAAGATGCAGTAACTACAGGGGTGTTTGTATTAAAAAATACCATACCTGTAAGCACAGAGCAGATTACAAAAGCTGACGCTGATTTCTATGTATTTATAAATACTTCTTATCCTTCTTATGCAGCAAAGGCTTCAAATCAGTTAGTCGTAAAAGAGAACTTACAACCACCACCAAGTACAAGTACAACAACAACAACTACAACAGCGTCTTGTCAGCAAATTTTCCTATATCCTAACAATATAAACCCATGCGACCATTTCAATACCTTAACATTGTTTGATACTGATAACGCTTTAGCCCCTACAATACTTTATGTTTCAGGTGGCTGTGGAACAACTCCTGTTGCGGGTGGAAACCTTTGGTATTCTCAAGGAGCAGGTTCAGACAGCTATCAAGTAGATAATAGCGGTAATATTATTAGTACATTCCCTTGTTAATAATCAATAAAAAAATACTAAATTTACAATCATAAAAATAAAAACAATGGCAAACCCTTGGAACACACTACACATCTTCGGTTTTGGAACAGTTCAAGCTATTTCTGATACCCAAAATGTACAAGCACCTTATTCTGCTGTAAAAGACTTAGCAGATTTAGTAGTAGACAGCGTATGGAGTAAAAGACCTGAAGGTTATGCAGGTCAAAAGACTTACCATGCAATCAATAACTTCTATGAGCTATTCTCAGATTGGCTTCCTAACGAACCAAATGCTCAGTCTTTTAGAGTTCAAGCTGCAGACTTAGACCAACAATTATTAGATGACCTTGCTCAAGCAGTACTTGCGTATGTGCCACCTACAACAACGTCTACAACTACTAGTACAACAACAGCAGCTCCAACAACGAGTTCTACTACAAGTACTACAACAAAGGCTTAAACCTTAATAATTAAAAAATAATCATGAAAAACATCATTTTTTCCATTTCGGGCGGTATTGGTAAGTCAATCACTGCCACTGCTGTTTGTAAAGCAATTAAGAAAAAATACCCATCTGACAAATTAATCGTACTTACAGGTTATCCTGAAGTATTTTCTAATAGTAAAGATGTAGATATGGCTTTTGGCTTTGGTCAAGAAGCCTATTTCTATTCTAAGTATATCGAAAATCAGGACGTTCTAGTTATGGCAAATGAGCCATACAATGTTACTGAGCACATCCTTTGCAAAGAGCATTTGATTGAAACTTGGTGCAAAATGTTTGATGTGCCATATGATAACGAACAGCCTGAAGTAATCATAAATGAAAGAGAAAGAACCTTTTTCAAGCAGAAATACTACTCTGACAAACCTATCATGCTAATTCAAACCAATGGTGGTGCTGCAGGTCAGGAGCTAAAATATTCATGGGCTAGAGATATTCCAAGACATATTGTAGATAAAGTGATTCGTGCCTTTGCAAATGAATACAATATCATTCATGCTAGAAGAGAAGACCAAGTTGGTTTTGAAGGCACTTTCTCTGTTACTGATAACTTTAAAGGAATGGCAGTTCTTTGTGAAATGAGTGAGAAGAGGTTCTTTATGGACAGCTTCTTACAACATACTGCTGCTGCACTTAATAAAAAATCTACTGTTTGTTGGATAGCTAATACCCCAAAGGTGTTTGGTTATGAGCTTCATGATAACATATTAGCAGCTCCATTTACCGTAAAGCCTGATTTAAAAGCATCGGTATTTGGCAAATTCAATATAATTGGACTACTTGAGGAGTTCCCTTACAATAATGAAGAGGAAATCTTTAATGCAGACGAAATTATAGAATCTATAAAGAAACAAGAAAAGGCGGGTCAATAACCTGCTTTTTTTATTTCTGCTATTACCCTATCTGAAGTAATTACTTTGTGACACATAAAAGCATTTGGGGTGTCTTCATGTTCGGGACAATATCCCCAACTACCTTTATCAAATTTAAACATAGGGTTATTCCAACAGCCATGACAAACTGATTCGTCTGTTATTCTTATACAGTCCGTTTGAAACTCATGGTCTTTGGTGCTAAAATTAGCAATCATAAAAACCTTCTTTCTCATAGCAAAAGAAAGCCATGAAATTCCTGAGCTAAGTCCAATGTAAAATTCAGCGTGGTGCAAATAGTTCATAACAGATGGTATACTTTTATCTAAAATTTCTGTTAGATTATTTAGCTCTGATACTTCTTTTGATACTTCTACTACCTTATACCCTTCAGATACTAGCCAATCAACTAGCTCCTGCCAATAGTCCCAATATTTTAACTGAGCTGTGCTATGTATTGAAATACAGATATATTTCTGCTCAATAGGTCTTTCTTTTGGAGTAAAGTCTAATTTCGGTATAACCTCTTTGTATTCTAATCTTAAAATATTAGTGGCAGCTTGTTGTAAAGGAATAGTCACAGGGTGCTGAGGCTCTTTGTTCTTATCGTAAAACCAACCTAATTCAAACATACCTGCAATATTTTCCACCACTACACCTCTACCAACAAACTTTAATTCAGGGTATGATTTTTCAAATAAAGAGTTCATAAAAGTAGAAACAATCACCTCACACTTGTACTTTATTCTAAACTCCTCACAATAAGGAATCCAAGCCAAAGTATCACCCAAGCTCTTACTCTCAAAGCATATAAATACCTTTTTGCCCTTAAAATGCTCTAGTATATTTACTTTTTCTATGGTTCTGTTGTTATACTTTACTTCTATAGTTACATCAGTTAAATATCTTTTATCTAGCCTAGACCACATATTTGGCTTTAAAGAAGTTTCATAAATAACCTTATTAGAGCTGTTGTCAGTGAACGTAACATTGTAGTTAAGGTTTTTACCTCCGTCACTTTTAATCTCAAAGAAAAGACCATTTACATGGTGTAGGTTGTATTTAATCATTTTATCGGTTGTATATGTTTAAGTACTTTGTTTTAACATCCTCACTTGTATCTTGAATACCAATAACTTCAAAGGCTTCATACATCTTTTTTAAATAGCCAACTATGGTAGACCAATCGTGCAGCTCTTTGTTTACAAGCATTTTATTTCTGATAGTTTCATAGTTATCATACACATACTCAATTTTTGAACAAATCTCATCTACATTGAGTGCTTTTAAAATCTGCAGCCCTTCAATGTGTCTACTACCATCATAAGAGCCCACAATCGGTAAACCACAAGCCCAAGATTCTAAAAGGGTAATATTAGGGCTACCAAATTCAAGATAAGAAGGGTGGAGGAAAACGCTGTGCTCATGGAAATATTGTAGCTTTCTGTCTTCCGTTGGGTTAGTGGCATCTACAGTTAGTTTATCGTACTTTAATAGGTCACTATTCAATTCAAAGAATCTAGCATTAGCCTCTGTACCTACAATCGTAATTGGTAAATCTAGTTTTCTTGCAGCCTCAATACCTAATCTAAACCCTTTCCTGTCCAAATTATAGTCACCTGCCATTCCATTTGCAGCGACCATAAGTAGCTTCTTTTCAGTCACAGGGTACTTATTTGGGATATAGTATTTTGTATCTACTCCATGAGGCAAATAAAATAGCTTATCTGTAGAATCAAAAAAGTCCATAACTGATTCAGCATGGCAGATTGAAAAAACAGACCCTTTAATAGCTTCTAGCTGTTGGTTATAAAGCCAACTACCTTTGCCATAGTGGACTGAAGTATGGTCATGGTTAGAATAGATATAAGGAATACCCATTTTTTGAGCTTCAATACAAAGATTTGCAACGTGAATATGAGCTATAACATTCTCATCAGTAGGCACTTCATTGAGCCATTTAATTTCACATTCTACACCTAAATTCCTTAAACCATTCTGATATTCAGATTGAATAAGCTCTACAGCTCCCCACCTCCTTTTGCCTGTGTTTTCTATTGGTATATGCCCTGAAATCACTTGAATTACTTTCATAAAAATTTTTTATTAGTTCTGTCAATAGTTGAATATCCATCAAATTGTGATGTTATTCTTTTATGCAGTATTGCCATATTATAAGGTGAATTAACAAATACTGAGTTGTGGAACATATCGGCAGCGTCCCAAGAATGCGTTCTTAATTTTTCTTTCAGCCATTTTTTTATATTTATTGGGAACATAATACACTGAAGCCCTATGATGTGATTTGTAATGTAGATTAAGTCTTGATTAGGTATTTCTCTAACCACAGGGGATTGCAGCCAACCATGTTCAAGCGTAGCTTTGTCACCATAAGACATATAGCCGATATTGTTATCGGTGATAGTGGGACAAGTTGATTCTACTGTTTTGATAAAATCTTCTATTGGCAACTCTAACTTACAGTCTCCTTCACAAACCATTAAATAGTCACAATCTTCAAATTCAGTTAAAATAGCTTCTTTAAAAGCTAAGTAACAACCAAAATGCGAGGGGCAAAGTGCAGTTCCGATACGCTGAATAGTTTGTTCATCGAAGAGTTCGTAAGAAACACAATCGGGTCTTTGGCAGTTGTGTTTAGGTGGCAAGTCTGTGTATGGTGTATTGGTGTGCAAGATATATTCCCACCCATACTCTCTAACCTTTTGGAGTTGCTCTCTGCTTTTTTGTTCTTTTTCATCGTTTCTAGTAGTTTGAAGGTGTACTAATTTTATTTTTGGTCTTTTGTTCCACTTGAAATGTCCTGTATTGCTATATTTTGGTAAGGTCTCTTCATTTATCTTGTAGTGCTCCTTTTTGTAAACTTGTTCACCATCATAAAACTCTAAGGTTACTAGTACCTCTTCACCTGAGTAAACAAACTCTTGCATAGCTTCATTTGTCTTACTTATTTCAATAGTTTTCATAAAATTGAAATTCTTACTATCTATGCTAATTTTTAGCTTTCTGTCATCTACATTATATGTATAGAAATAGAACATAAAATTGTTCTGTTTTCGAACAATTGGTAAAATAGAATAGTATTCAGAGTTGGAAGCTACACCTAAACCGCTGTTCTTTAAAAGGGTCTGCTCCTGATTATGAATCAGCGTTACTTCATTATTTGAGTTGTTGTTATTTATTACTTTTATTAAAAAGTCTTCTAAAAAGTTCTGTGCTCCAACTCTCTCACAAAGCTCATTGTATTTGTCAGGGGTGCGTACATCTTCAAAAGCCTGTAGAAAATAATCGGTATCAAATGTCATTCCATTGGTTTGTATGCCTTTTCCAAATGGTGTATCTAAAGTCCCTAAAAAAGCCCCTTTGCTACTTTCCACAGACTTGTAACTCTCTTCTATAATATCCAAATCCTTCTCATGTAAGACTACGTCATAGGTTGTATAAAAGAACCTTTTGTAGCCCATCTGCTTTGCGTACTTTGCTGCAGTTATCAAATTGGTATAAACACAAAGAGATTGGTTGCTATATTTAAGTCCATTGATATTTATTTCAGCGTAATAGTCATCTGTGTTCCTAAAAAATCTTGTATAGTAAGAGTGGTGAGTTAATGGGTTGTACTTATCGTAGATATAGTGCTCTACTAAGTTTTGGGTTTCAGTATCAGCAGGTAAATGAGAAATAAGTAATACGTCTCTGCCTGTAACTTTCAGGCTTTTAATGGTGTCCTTTGTTAGTTGTATTCTGCTTTTAAGATTTGGGTAAGTACCTAAAACGATAAGTTCCTCATTTGAACCATACAAATTTGAAGGACTTGTAAGAGCTTTTATTTTATCTGTGTCTTGTAACGTATCACCTGAGAGTAGATTAAAGTCAGTTTTCTGAATGTACTTGTTTAGATATACGTCTAAATTATACATTAGTTTTGGCAGGTCTTGATATTTTGCAGCTTCTTTTATTACCAAAGGGTTTAATTCTTTATTACCCTTATCACCTTTGGAAGTGAATAGAAATAAGTCTGCAGCTTGTAAAAAGGTTTCTGTATCTGACCTTTCACCCCAAACAATACAATTTTCAGGTTTTTTGTCCATTAAAGGTTTCCAATAAAATGCAAAGTTTTCAGCCTGATTGCCAATAAAATGAAACTTAACTTTATAGTCAGATAGTTTTTCAGCTAGTTCAAAAGAGTATTTTTGATTTTTACGAGGAGTAAAAAGACCAATCACTACTATGTGCTTGTAATCATGCTCTAGCCCAAGTTCCTCTCTAGCTTTTACTTTGTTTCTTTCTATGTAGTCTATTGGGTATTCTAAAACAGTAGCAGGAATATTGAACTGATTGTACATAAGTGAATTGTAAGCACTTACAAATACAAATTCATCAGGGGTATAAATTTTGTTCTTTGGGTTAAAGCTACTGTCATGGGTGGTTTCAAAAATCTTGTATTTTCTATCAGACAAGTATATCCAATCGGCTATGGCTTTATCCATAAACATTTCAGGAAACTCCTCCATTGATATTACATCAGGTTCAAAATCTTCAATTATTTTTTTAAGCATACCTGATTTGTCTCCACTTAAAGAGTAAAAGTTATCAAGTCCTACAAGGTCAATTATCCTATTTCTTTGCACGACAAACTGATAGGCTAAAAAGCTATACTCCACTACCTTTATTTCAAAATCATTTTTTATTAGTTCTACTTTGTTTACGCTAAACTGACCACTGCCACCTGTCGAATAGTGTGGGGAAATAATAAGTAATTTCTTTTTCATGAACTATTCTGTTTCTAAAATTTTATTCAATACATTTATTACAAAAGGATGGCATTCATAAGTAGGCTTATTTTCCAAACATTTAATAAGCGGGGGTACACCTTGTATATCACCCCATTGTTTAACTCCGTATTTCATGTCAGACCCGCATTCTAAACCACACATACCTCTTATATAGTAATAAACTAATTTATTATTTTGTACTAAACAACGGCTTTGATGGTTACCAAATCTATATGGCATTCTAAATTCAGGCTTTATAGAAGAGCCTAAATGTATGATAGGTGTTTTGGTAGTACCTGCAAGGTGTAAAAGTCCCGAATCCATTGTAACGAAGCACATAGCTTTATTAATAAGATGCCAACAATCCGAAATAGAGGTCTTGTTCATTAGATTCATGCCTTTCTCAATTTCAAAATTAAAGACAGGCTTATCAACGTTGAAAAATCCCGTCTCTGACGAGTCCTTTCCTATGGATATTACGTTATAGCCTAAATCGTTTAAGCTCTGTGTGAGCTGCATCCAATTTTCTGCACTCCAAGTTCTGCTTTCCCATGTAGATACGGGATGAATCAAAACGTATTTTTCAGGCACTTCAATAGTGAGCGGAGTCAAAGGCTCATAGAAACATTCCATCTCGTTTTCGGCTAACATAAACCCTAAATGGATGGCATGAAACTGACGAATGTCCATCATATTATGACGCATTTCAATACCCCTTTCATTTTTCTTACCTACGTTGTAAAAACTATTGTGCATCAAATAGTTCTCATTGAAATAGTCTATATCTACAGAGCTTGATTTTAGACTTTTCTCTACATAGGGGTTAGTCTTAAAGAGTTCAGGAATTTTGGATAGTACAGTTATTTTTTGTCCGTAAGAATCGTGTATTTTTTTGATTGTAGGTGTAGCACATATTAAATCACCTAGCCCATTACACTCTGAGAGGTTCAAACAAATTGGCTTCATTTATGGTTATTTTTCGGCATAAATTTACTATATTTTGATTAAAACATTTACATTTACACCAAAATAAACAAAATGACCATAAAAGTAAGCGTGGGTGAGTTATTTGATAAAATAACCATTCTCGAAATTAAAAGGTTCAGAATCACCGAACCCGAAAAGCTGCACAACGTACTAAAAGAGTACAATTACCTATGCAAAATAGCACATAAGCTAGACAAAGAATATGCGTCTACAAAAGAATTTAAGAAGCTATATAAGATTAACCTTATCCTTTGGGAAATAGAGAACTCAAAGCGTTCACACGAAAGGTCAAAAGACTTTGGTGCTGATTTTATTGAACTTGCTAGAAATGTATACAAATTCAATGATAAAAGGGCTTTGGTTAAAAAAGCCATCAATACTAAATATCATTCAGAAATAGTAGAAGAAAAATCTTATAAATAATGGAAAAATTATTCTTTCAATCAAGCCTACCAAGAGCAGGTTCAACCTTGCTTCAGAATATTCTAGCTCAAAACCCCGATATATATGCAACTCCTACAAGCGGTGTATTAGAACTCATATTTGGAGCTAGAGCTAATTACACAACTTCTCCTGAGTTTATAGCTCAAGATGCTGAACTTATGAAAAAAGGTTGGCAATCTTTTGCAAATGCAGGAATGAACGCTTTTTATAATGCAATTACAGACAAAAAGTATGTAATAGACAAATCAAGAGGGTGGGGAATCCACTACGATTTTTTACAGTTTGTAAGACAAGACGAACCTAAAATTATTTGTATGGTTCGGGATTTAAGGGATGTTTTTGCATCAATGGAAAACAATTTTAGAAAGCATCCTGAAAAGCAATCTGATATACTAGATTGGGCTAAAGGACAAGGTACAACCGTTCCAAAAAGAGTAGATATATGGGCTGCAGGACAGCCTGTAGGTCTAGCAATAGAAAGGCTTTCAGAGATATTTAGAATGGGAATAGATAGTAAAATGCTCTTTGTAAAATTTGAGGATTTATGTTTATATCCTGATACTGAAATGACAAGAATATATCAGTACTTAGATATACCATTTTACAAACACGATTTTGATAACATAGAACAAGTCACAAAAGAAGATGACGAGGTTTATGGTACGTTTGGTGACCATGTAATCAGAACTAAACTAGAGCCCGTACCTTCTAAAGCAAAGCAGTTATTGGGTAAGGATGTTACAGCATGGATTTATGATAATTATAAATGGTTTTTCGAACAATTTAGATATACAAAATGATTACAATAATTTTTGGACAGCCCCATAGCGGTAAGACAACACTAGCAAAAGATTTTCAATCAGAACTGTTTTTAGAAAGAGGTATATCAACCCCAATCATAGACGGAGACGATATTAGAGAGCTTTTTAAGAATAAAGATTTTTCAAAAGAAGGGAGAATAAAGAACTTACAAAAGATAAGCGACATAGCAACTTTTATGAATAACAAGTACTACGAAGTAATCGTAAGTGCTGTTTATCCAATCAAAGAAGCTAGAGAATATTTAGAAGAGCTTTGTAAAGGTCAGATTGTATGGGTTTACCTACAATATAGTGATATAAGAGGCAGAGAGTCTTTTCATGTAAAGGATTTCGACATACCTAACGAATTTGAAATGTCTAATTTATTAATATTAAATACTACAAATAATGGAATCAAAGAATGCGTCAAAGAAATATGCTCTTTTCATAGGAAGGTATCAGAGTCTTCACGAGGGTCACAAATACTTATTTAGAAAGAAAATAAACGAAGGTGTACCTGTTTTGATAGGAATAAGGGACGTTCCAACAGACCAAAAGAACCCATTTACTGCACAGCAGGTAATGACTATGTTTTTTACTGACCCTGAAACAAGTGAATGGATGGATAAGGGTATGATGCTAGTTCAGATTATACCTGACATTGAAGGTGTATACTATGGCAGAGACGTTGGCTATAAAGTAGAGCAGTTATCAGTTCCACCCGAAATAGCAGAAATTTCAGCGACAAAAATCAGAGAACAACTTAAACAGCTACATAATGGAAGTATCGGCTAAAAGGCACTTAGCAAAAACCATATCTTATAGGATTTTGAGCACATTAATCGGATTTTTGATTATGTGGTGGGTTAGTGGCTCAATAAAGGTTGGAACAGCCTTTGGAGTAGCTGAATTACTATATAAACCTATTCAATATTATATTCATGAGCGAATTTGGTATAAATACATTAAATTTGGTCTCAAAGAAAGAAAAAAGACTTAAAATACCCATTCCCCCCATACAAAAGCCCAAAATCTTCGGAAATTGGGCTATTTTTTTTATTTAATATCGGAAAAATGCTGTATGTAGGTAATTTTATTTATTTTTATACTAAATTTTAATTGTATGGTTAAGGGGAAAAAATATTGGTTGCCAATTGCTCTTGGTATTGTAGGCATTTATTACATTATCAGGTCTATGAAAAAGACACCTTCAGTAATGGATAGCGAGGGTAATATTGATACTTCTAGCGGAGGCACTACTTCTAGCGGAGGCACTACAACTGCATCTGATTTTCCATTAAAAAAAGGCTCTAAAGGTGCTTTAGTTCAGCGTTTACAACTTGCTATTGGTACAGACAAATTACCTAAATTTGGGGCAGATGGTGACTTCGGAACTGAAACCCAAACTGCACTTAAAGCCATTACAGGTAAAACTCAAGTAGATAGTTTAGCTGAAATTGACGCAATAGCTGCAAAAAGAGGATTAGTTTGGTCTAAAACACAATATGTACCTAAATTGTTAGCTGCACCAACACCTCAAGTTGGAGTTCCAATGTTTGACCCAAATAAAATTTTAGGTTTTTAATTAAGTAAATATGTCTCAAGAAGCAGCATTACGAGCATCACAGGCAGCAAATACTGCTGCAGCTATACAAGCAGGTGGCGAAGTAGCCTCTCTTGCTGTTACTACTATTACGGGTATAGGTGATACGAACCTCCAAAGAAAATTCTCTCAAAATTTAGCTACTTTAAGTTTAGAGCAACAAGATGCTTTGAATAGAGCACTTATGGAGGCTAATAACGAAACTGAAAGAATTAAAATAATCAGAGACGTGCTGACTAATTTGCAAACAAAAAGGATTGATTTATTAGTTGCTTCAGTTAGTGAAAAAGAAAGGAAAGCGAGAACAAACACATATATAGCAGCGGGTGCTTTTATTTTAGTTGGCATCGGAATTATAGCATACATAGTAAAAAAATAATAGTTTGAGTACAGAATTACTACAAAGAACCAATGACCTAAAAATAGACGAGCTTGAAGCTCTGATTTTAGAGCAAGAGCAAATCGTATGCCCTTTGGAGCATAGGTTTACTGACGGTATGTATATCAGAGAAATTACTATGGCTGCAGGTTCTTTAATCACTAGTAAAATACATAAAACACAGCATCCTTTTACCATTTCAAAAGGTAGAGTTATGGTTTGTATTGATGCAGGTGAATGGGTAGAATATGAAGCTCCTTATACAGGGATAACCCAAGCGGGAACTAGAAGGGTTTTATATGTGGTTGAAGATTGCGTTTGGACAACATATCATTTAAACCCAAGTAATACTGAAGATTTACAAGAAATAGAGGACAGGATAATAGAAAAACATGAAAACCCGTTTATCAATAACACCAAAAAAATAGCAGAATGAGTTATATATTAGCAGGAACAGCAGTAGCAGGTGCTTTGACAGGAATAGCTAGTGCTATAGCAAATACAAAGGACATGAATCAAAGACGCAGGTTCGTTCAGAACCTATCTGCTTTAGATTATGACCAAAAAGTTATTTTAAACAAGCAATTAATTGAAGCTAATAGTGAAGCAGCAAGACAGCAAATTTTAGGTGATACACTAGGTAAACTAGATGTTGCTAGAATTGATGCTTTAGGTAAAGTACAAGCAGAAAAGGAAAAAACCAAAAAGGCTATGTATATTGTGGCGGGTATTGGCGGTTTGATAGTAGTGGGTGGACTAACTATAAGTCTTATAAATAGAAATAAATAATATGGCAGATATTCAAAAAGGTCAAATATTGACCCCTGAAAAAAAAGACGTTTTAGTAAATCAGATAAAAGCTGAATTAAACGATGTATCAGACGCTATAAATAGTGGTCAATATGGTCAAGCAGCTATGGACTTGTTAAAAAAGAATACTGACAAGCTACAAGGTGTATTAAATGATTTATTGTCAAAGAAAGGTGTTGTGACACCTAACGAAACTAATAACACACTTGACATTTTAAATACAAGCAAAAAAGAAAGACTACAAGGTGACTTTGTGGGCGGTATCAAAATGGGTACTGTATACTTAGTAGGTGGTATTTTAGCTATTGTTGGTGTATATTTTCTAGTTAAAAAATACGGTAAATAATGAATACTAATACAAAAAAACTACTTTTAATCTTTGGTGGTGGATTCCTATTTTATTGGGCTATAAAGAAAATTATGCCTATTGGTGGGTCTTCTACTAAAAAGACAAGTTCTAGCTCTAAATCAAAATCTGAGCCTACTGAAGAGGAAGTAAAAAATGCTGCTGTTGTGTTAAGTGCTTATAAATCTGCACAACAAGCAGGTGAATCAGTATCTTTTTTAGGTGATATGAATGCAGAATTTGCAAAAGAGTATGGAATGAGAGTCCATAAGGATAAAGGTAGCGGGAGGTTATTCGCTGCTGATTTAAAGGGAAATAAAATAATGTAATTATGGCTTTGTTACCTTCAGTTACTTCTACTGCATTACTTCCAATGGTTTCGGCTGTACCCGCTAGTAGCAGTGTAAGTACACCAACTATAACGTATAGTCAGTTAATGGCAAGTTTGGGAACATATGTCTATGGTTCTGAGTTCTTTTATTTGTCATCTTCGACATATAAGCAAATTAACCAACCTTTTTTCTACACGCATTTTAATGCTGCAGGTAATCAGATGAGCAGTTATTTAGCTTTTGCAATAGACCCATACCAAGACCAACCTGCCATTTATTATGAAACTAACCCCGATGAAATAATTTTTGACGGGTTTTCTTCATTAACATTCAATCTATACGCTCAAGAGTTAGTATATTTTAAGATGTTTGCTCTAATTGAATACATGGGTGGAGATTTGGAGCAGTACGGAGACAATAACTTTCAAGAGCTTGAAAATGCTGAAGGAGTCAAAATATTTGATGACTATTGCAATTACTTAATTGACCAAGAATAAAACATGGCACAGAAAAAAGAATTAGTACAGTTCAGTGTTAAAAACAATACAGATTGTGATATAAATGTTCCCTTACTACAAAGGAATATTTACTCTATTAATGCTACTACAAAGTATTCATGGAATATTCAAACCATAGATTTATCATGTGGAACAGGAAGTATAGTAATTAATGGTGCTACATATCCACTAAGTTACACAGCTAACTCACTTAATTCTTATTTATCAGCCTTAAACGCTTTAGGGTTTGGTTTTTTCTGTACTGAAACAATATCTTCAGTTAATTATTTATATACTCAAGACGATACTAATGTTTATGGTAACGTAAGTGATTGTGCAACGGGTACTACAACTAGTACGACTACAACGTCTACTACAGCAGTTCCTACAACTAGTACGACCACAACGTCTACTACTCTGCCTTCAACTAGCACTACTACTACTACGACTACAGGAGTACCTACTACTAGTACAACAACTACAAGTACAACAGATGTACCGACAACAAGCACTACGACTACTACCACAACTGTTGTAGTTCCTACAACTAGTACAACTACGACTACTACTACAGACGTTCCTACAACTAGTACGACTACAACTACTACTACAGACGTTCCTACAACTAGTACAACTACGACTACTACTACAGACGTTCCTACAACTAGTACAACTACGACTACTACGACTGAAGCTCCTACGACTAGTACAACTACGACTACTACGACTGAAGCTCCTACGACTAGTACAACTACGACAACTACAACAGAGCCTCCTACAACTAGTACAACTACGACAACTACAACAGAGCCTCCTACAACTAGTACAACTACGACAACTACTACTGCAGCGTTTTATGGTTTTCCTTTAGGAGTTGATGGTGTTAGTGGTGCAAATGCTTGTCTTGAGTTTGGTATAGCTCCTATAACATATTATGCAGCAGTTCCAACACTTGCTAATAGTGTTGTATTGTATCAAGATAGTGCTTTAAGTGCGTTAGCTCCTGATAACTACTATGCTGATGGTACAAACAATTGGCTAATTACAAGTGGTAATGGAACATTAACTACAGAAACACCTTGTTAATAAAATAAGGTTTCATATATTTGGGAAGATTTTTAATAAAAAAAAGAACCATGAAGGAAAAGAATGTAACATTTATGTGTGTACAACCTGCTATACCATATTTTGCGTGGCAGGTCGAGGTTATGCTAGAAAACTTTAAAAGTTTAGGTATACACGAGAATAATCAGATTGATATTCTGATAGCTTACAATACAAACGAGTCCGATTTTCAGGACAAATTAGATATTATGAATAAGGTCGAGCAGCGTTATAAAGATGTTGCCGACTTTTTTTATTACACAGATACAAGGGTTTATCCATTCAGTTATACTTCGTCTATTAGACCAAATGTGCTAAAACAACACTTCAAGAAATATCCTCAGCTTGAGGAAGAGTGTGTTTTCTACCATGATTGCGACATCATATTCACAAAATACCCTGACTTTATACACACACTTTGTGACGATGACACCAATTGGTATGTATCAGATACAATAGGTTATTTAGGATATAACTATGTAGTTTCTAAAGGGGAAGATGTATTAAATACTATGTGCGAAATAGTTGGTATACATCCTGAATTAGTAAGAAACAGAGAAAATCAGGCAGGTGGTGCTCAATACTTAATGAAAAGAGTTGATTGGGTATTTTGGGACAAAGTAGAAAAAGATTGCGAAAAGCTCTTCAAAGATATTACCGCTTTAAATATGCAAAAGAAAATTGCAGACCCTACACACCATGAATTACAAATTTGGTGTTCTGATATGTGGGCTATTGCATGGAATGCTTGGATGCGTGGTTATAACACAAATATAATTCCTGAACTAAATTTTGCATGGGCTACAGATAATATAAGTAAGTGGGACGAGGCATATATTATGCACAATGCAGGTGTAACAGGAGACGTTTCACAAGAATTATTTTACAAAGCTAATTATATGAGTCAGCTACCATATTTTGCTGATGGTTCTACATATTTGAAAGATAGGTGCAGCTACAAATATTTTGAATTTATGAAAAAAGTGGGGGAAAAATCATGTTTACTTTAGAAAAAATAAAGGAAATAGTACAATCTTATGCTACTATGGTAACCGCTACCGAAGAGCAAAAAGAAATTGCAGCCATAAGATTAAAGACTTGTATGGAGTGTGATAAATGGGTAGATACCACAATTTCATATTGTTCGGAGTGCGGATGTGCTACAAAAGGAAAGGTGTTCAGCCCAAAAGGTATACAAGCCTGTCCGCTAAATAAATGGGAAATTTAAAACATAAATATGCCTTACAGTTACGGTTTATTCAAAGACGTGGTTAGAGACCATTTTATCAAAAATGTACAAAATTCAGTAAGTATTTTAGACGTAGGTGCAGGATGTGGCACTTATAGTCATTTACTTAAAGCAGACTTTCCAAACATGGATGGAATCGAAATATTCCCGAAATATGCAGAAATGTTTGACCTTCAAAGCAAGTACAACAAACTAATTTTTGGTGACATTTTGGAGTTTGATTTTGATAGTTATGACTATCTAATAATGGGTGATGTGTTAGAGCACATTACTTTTGTTCAAGCTAAAAACCTACTAGATAAGATAACCGCAAAAGATAAACTTTGCTTAGTAGCTGTACCCTATATGTACGAGCAGGGCACAGAGTTCGATAATGTGTATGAAACACACCATCAGCCTGATTTGACTAAAGATGTCTTTTTAGAAAGATACCCTCAAATGAAGTATTTATGCGGGGATGACCACTATGGATATTTTGTAAATTATGACTTTGCATAAGATGTTTCCAATAGTTATTAACAATAGAAACAGGCTCACTACTACAAAAAAAATGGTCGAGCATCTATTCATGCTGAACCCAAAACAAGAAATAATCATTCTTGATAATGAGTCTAGCTATCAGCCTTTAATTGAGTGGTATAAAGAGGTTGATAAGAAGGTGGATATAAGATATTTAAAAAATGAGGGACACTTAGCTATTTGGTCTACAGCCATTTATAAAGAGCTAGGTGAATATTTTATTTATACAGATTCTGATTTGCAGCTAAACGAAAATATGCCCGATGACTACCAATTAGTGATGTACAATCTACTACAGAAGTACGAAATGAATAAGGTAGCCTTAGCAATCAAAATAGATGACCTACCAAATCACTATAGATATAAAAATCAGGTAATAAGGAATGAATCGGTATGGTGGAAAGAATCAGTTGAACAAGACGTATACTTAGCCGATACAGACACTACTTTTTCTTTACTTAGAAATATTGGAGACAACCCATTTAGGTCTTTAAGAATAGCTAGAAAGGACTTTATTTGTAGGCATATCCCTTTTTACATAGATTTAGAAAATTTAGACGAAGAGGAAAAATACTACATAGATAACATAGGACAAAAAGTAACCACACAATATACGAAACAACATAAAGACCCTAAAAACTACACAGATGTTTAAAGAATTACCAAAAGTTTCAGCAGTTATGTGCACTTACAGAAGATTTAAGTGCGTTGAAAGAGCCATGAATTGTTTTTTAGCTCAGGACTATCCAAACAAAGAGCTAATAATCTATAATACAGACGTAGAGCACCCTTATACTGATGACGAATGTAGGCTTATGCCACATGGTGTTTTAATCATAAACAACAATATTGATAGGGTTACAAAAGAACCTTATACCAACGTGGGAGCAATCAGAAGGGATGCTTTGGTATTTGCAGGTGGTGACTATACTGTGACGTGGGATGACGATGACATTTTTTTACCTCACTTTATTAGACAAGGAATAGACAAGATTGAGCAAACGGGTTTACCTAGTTTCAAACCTGCCTATTCATTTTTTTACAGCGGAGGCAATTTAAGGCTCGTTAGGAACACTATGGAGGCTTCAATAGTAGCTGACATCAAAAAGGTAAGAGAGTACGGCTATTTGCTTGAAACAGGCAAAGAAGGGCTAGGTTGGTATACTAAAATGAGGGATAGTGGCGAATTGTTTGAAAATGACGATGACTGTATACCTAGTTACTGCTTTAATTGGAATGACGGGGATATTATGGATGCACCGCACAAACAGAGCGGGGATATAGACAACCCTGATAATTTTAACAACCATAAAGCAGCCTCTAAGGACATAGCCGACAAACCGCTTAGAATCTACTCAGAAGAGGAAATTAAGAAGGTTTATGCTGACTATTACCTCTACTTTGAAGAGCATTATAATGACTTTGACGCTGATAAGATGACTGAGTATTGTAAGTTCCTATTAGACTAATGTTAATGGCTTTAACAAGATTTTAACACAATATTTGTTTTGGTATTACGTTTTTATATAGATTTACATATCAATTAAACCATAAAAATCAAAACCATGACTAATCAAAACACTTCAACACCAACAGACAGCGGTCTAATTATCGGTTTTTCAGGGACTTACTATTGTTTGTGGTCTTGGATAACTGAATACTCTTACTCAATGACAGGTAGCGGAGCTTGGGTACGAGGTAATGGTTATGCTAAGTATTCCTACATCAAGCGTATTTCTACTGATTTAGAGAAGGTTAAGCAGTTATATCCTCAACTACCTATTAACGAAAGCATACATGGTGAAAAGTGGGAATTTAATAGTCGTGATAGTCGTGCAACTAAAAGAGTTATTTTAACACCTGATGTTTTTCCTTATGGCTTTAAATGTGAAGGTGATAAGATTATGGAGTGTGAAGACCCTAAGATATTATGGGCTTTATACCTCGAAAATAATTTTGACCATAGCATCGATTTAGCTCGTTCTCAGGTATATGCTCGTAGAAGATTAGCAGAGCTTGGTTTATTAATTCGTTACAATACCTCAAAAACTATAGTTGTTGAATCAGGGGAGTCAATCACTATTCGTAAGAACTATTGCTCACCTCAATTTGCAGCCAAATTAGAGCTTTCTAAGTCTATGAATAAAGGTCACTTTTACCAAATGGGTGAGAAGGTTAAAATAGCTGTTAAAGAGATTAGTTCTTTTAGTTTTGAAACTCAGTTCGGTAAGTGCTACATCATTAATTATATTGATGCTGAAAATCGTTTTTTCAAATATAAAGGAACTACACCTCCTTCAATCAGCACAACCGAATTTGTAACTATTCAGGCTACTATTAAGCATGACAATTACAAAGGTCAAGACGAAACCTTATTACAGCGTGTAAAAATTTTATAAATCTAAACCATAAAAATCAAAGCCATGAACAAGTATCAACAAGAAAGTTGGAGTCCTAAAGTTGCCTATTTTGGCATTTTTATTATTATATTGCTATGCTTAGTAGCAGATAACTTTTAAATTTAAGCCATGAAACAAGCAGACCATTTATACGATTGGATAGCAAAAATTATTGATAGCTGTAACCATCAGGTGCAATTAGATGCTGCAGCAGTTTTAGTCGGAAGGTATTTAGAAATACAAAAAGACGAGCAAAAGCACACTGAACTGTACATACGTTTAGATAAGCGTAGTATGGAAATTCACTTTGTAGTCAATTAATTAAACCATAAAAAATAAGACCATGATAGTAGGTAGCAGAGTAGTTGCTAGAGAAGACGGATTTGAAAATATAGTTTTTATGCGAATCTTCTCAGATGAAAACAAATATGATGTAGGTGCAACCATTTTCCTGAAACTTAAAAGTGAGGGCAGAAGACGTAACGTAGGTAATTTATACCTACATGACCACAGCTTTCATGTAACTAGAAAGAGCCAAAAGCACTATCACTATGCTACAAAAGGTTATGGCTTTAATTGGAATATAATTAATGACGATTCACTAGAAATCAAGACTATCCACTTAACTATAGATAATGACGAAAAGTACGTTTTCCCTAAGTCACTTATCAAAGATTGGGGACGTTTCTTAAATTTTAAGCAGCAGGGATTTGAGCTTCAAAAGTTTGTTCCTTTTGATTTTATTAAAAAATACAGAGTAAAAAAAGAAGGAGAAGAGTAATGTACAACGCAATAATAAACAGGAAGCAATACAACGGATATAGAGTTGATAAAGCCAAAAGAATGATGGGTAACAATCACAAAAGAGTAACAGGTATCGTATTTGAGGACATCAATAGTGGTGAAATAATTGAAGGTAAAGACAACTTCTGTAAACAAATGGGTATTACAATCGGTATCTTAACTTATAAAATAACCAAATCTAGAAAAGACTTTTTTGAAGAGCCAATAGAGGTAAACGGAAGGTTTTTTAAACATTCAAGACCATGATAGCTAAATCAGTTATAAAGACTATAAGAGAAAGCGGTTGGCTTAAAGAAGATGCTATATATCAGTATGGCTTTGATAAGTATACCCCTACCTATAAAATCTTTGAAACTATCCTCACAAATGTGAGTATCAATTTTGGTATGGATTGGAAAATAATTATGAAGGCAAAAAGAATGGGTTTTCCTGCTTTTACAGCCAAAATAATAGCTTTGGTTTTGATTGATAAAGCCTTAAATAATATAAAAAATATGGATAGGAGTGAGGTCGATATACTGATTGGCAGAGAAAATGCAATATTAGTTAATGAATTTTACCTATCTTATTAGTAAATTTACACCCCGAACAAAATCCAATCCTATTTTATGCCAAACAACAGCAAGAAAAAACCGCTAAAAGGTATACGGTTATATAACTACTTGCTGAAAGAATTAGGCAACCAAAACGACAGAGACCCCAATCAACAAAAGCTATCCATAGCTGCCAAAAGAAAGATTGTTTCTCAGCAACTATATCCAAAGTTCAAGGCTCAAGAGAAAGTTCTAGTAAGTGAAATAAAAAGAGATTTAAGGGGTATAATTAAAGCCTTACCACCTAAAGAGGTGTGTAACCCTTTACTACTTCCTGAGCAGTATCTAGCAGCCGTTGAATACTATGAAATAGACAAGCATATTTCTAATTTCCTACCTGATTGTTTAGACGTTAGAGTTAATGCAGGATTTATCGGCAAAACAAGGATATTTAATACAAGTAATTATAACTATTACTCAAATGGTGTTGCTGACCTAATAGATGACATAAGAGACTATTTGGAAGGTAACGATTCAGGTGTGGCTTACTTTTATGGTATCGTAAAACTAAAGCCTAGAAAGAAAAATAATGGAGACCCGATTAATTACTTTGTGGACTATGTATTAACCATAAATGATACACCACAGGACACATTTGAAGGAGTAGATTACGAAAGAACAAAAAAAGAGGAAAAGGCTGCTCAGTCTATATCAGGGTACTTTCAGGGGAGGTTCAAAGACTTACAAAAGGATAAGCGTAAAAGAGCTAGAGCTGCAAAAAAAGCTAGGAGCAAAAAACCTGAAAATCAAAAAATAAATGAATCTGTAAAAAAAGCCTTAGATTCGCTAAAACTAGCCTACCAATCGGGAGCTTTCTCAAAAGTCAAATACGAAGTTTTGAGAGACGAAATCAAGAAAGGTAAAAAGTAAAAACCATAAAAAGACCATGAATTTTTTAGACAACATAACCATAATTAAAAGCAAATCTGAAGACCTAATCTTTGGCAGATTAAAGCACTCTAACACTAAAGCCTACTACAGAAGAGGCTCTTATTCTACTGAACTTATTTGGGGTGACCGTAAGTTCGTTTTCCCTTCTAACAGAAAATCAGCATCGTCAAAAGATATTTGGATATTTCGTAGCGTTATGAACGAGGTTAAAGACTTTTGTTTTGGTAAAAAGATAGTAGCCAAAAAAAGACTTCCCGTAAACTATTGGAATCCTAACATAGAGCAACCAAAAGGTAAAATTACCGCCACAGACCTAGACCATGCCTATTGGAGAATAGCCTTCTTAAACGGGTATATAAGCAGCAAAACATACGAAAAAGGGCTGATGGTTAAGGATAAGTCACTCAGACTAGCCTCTCTTGCTAATTTAAGCTCCAAAAAGGAGTATTTTTTAGTTAATAAGGGTGAAGTGACCAACAAGTCTGTAGTCCTGAAATTTGAGCCTGTATTACAGCGAGTGTATGATAATATAAGATACGAGTGCTTTGAGCACATGATGGTGATGGCTGATATGCTAGGTAATGACTTTATATGCTACAAGACTGATTGTATTTATTACAAGGACACAAAGAAAAATAGAGAAATAGTGCAGATGTATTTGGATTCTGTAAGTATTGATTGGAAACAGCTAGTGGAAATAGATAAACCAAAAAAAGAAGAGCCGATTGGCACAAACCTCTCGACTCTCTAAAAAAATGTAAAAACTTGCAGTTGGAACTACTAATACAAAACTATGCAAAATACTTTTAGAAACGAAATATTTGAAACCTTTTGTGAGAGATTGGCTGACCTGTACCCTGACCTTACTGAAGCTGAAAGGAGGTCTATAGCTAATACACTAAGTAGTACAGCTTTAGCTCTAATGGTGGAAAATGGAAAGAAACTAAGAGAAATGATTGCTGAGGCTGTTTTACATAGAGAAACCTTTGTAAATCAATTCCAAACACATATAGACCTAATAGACAAAAGAGCTAAAGAAGTTATCGCTAATTTTAAGTCTAATGGTATGGTAAGCGTTGAATATGATAGCGTTAAAAGAAGGAAATACCTCAAAGCGAGGACAACTGTACTTCAGGACACCTGCACATTCATAAACCAATTAAATGAAAGCGTACTTACTTACTATAAATTAGTATATGATTTAGAGCCAAATAATGATACCAAACAAATAACACTATTTTAAAACTAAAGAGAGAGAGAACTATGGAATTTTACCTAAACCAAAAATCAATGCCGATTGTAAGGAGGTGTCTTAACTGCCGATTTTACAAGCAAGAACTACAGAGCTGTGGGGTGATTAGGGTGTCTTCAGCCTATAACCATGAAAAGCTAATGCACATAAAAGTTTCTGACAATTTTTACTGTGAAAAGCATAAATTTATAAACGAAAACGAGTTATCAAAATCAGCCGTAAAGATTGAGCTAGACGATGTACAAAGTGCTATGGACTTAATCAATCAAAGAAAGCAGTTTAATGATGACAAGAGAAGACAATTTCCAACAGACGATTATTAATAAAAACCATAAAAATGAAAAAACCAAACCTTTCCCAATCCCTTCTTAAAGAGCTTGTAGACTATTACGACCAAAACGTTAATGGCTGTGGTCTACTTATTTTCAAAAAGTATTTTGAGGGAAAATCAACCCCACAAAGTGCGGTACAAAAGTTAGGTACTTATTTTGAGTACAAAGCAACTGAATACGTTAGAGCAGGTGACCCTATCCCTGAGCCTGAAATGGTTTACAAGGGTACAGCTAAAGAGAAGTTAGCAGCAGATTACGAAAAGGCAAACCAATCAGCCTTACTATTCAAAGACATCATTAAAAAGCACGAAATCGAAATCAAGAAAATCGGTGAGTATATGCTATTTGATGGGTCTAGTGGTATTAGTGACGTTAGGGCTAATTGGAAAGGAGAGGACTGCATCATTGATGTTAAGTATACTTCTTTAATTGATGACAAATTTAATGAGTATGGGTGGCATACTGAGTCTTTGGTATATAAGCCAAAACTACTACTTCAGCCGATTCACTATAAGTATCTAATTAAGAACTTAGAGGGTATTGAAAACATACCTTTTTACTTCTTTATTTTCAGCTCAAAAGACCCTGATAAAGCAAAGATTATCAAAGCTAATATTCAGGAAGAGCACATTACTCTACACGAGGAACAATATGTTTCTAAAATGAAGCGTTATATAGACTTCTTTTACAACAATCCCGATAAGCTAGAAGCTAGACCTACTTATCAAAGATGTCAGGGTTGTCACTTCTTTAATGAATGTGATAAAAGAGCAGAAGTTCCACTTATAGAGGAAATACACTACTAAAAGTATAGCTATGTTTAAGTATAAATGTTACCTGTGTGGTCAAATCATTTGGCTTAAAAAGAACTTCCAATGGGTAAACTATTTCTGTGAAGTTAAAGGCAGGTACACAAAAATATATAGAATAAAATGAGTAAAAAATACGATTTCATAAAAGACAAAGAAGAGATTGAAGATGGTCTCTTTGTTTCATATTCCTATAATGTAGAAACCCGCCATAGAGAAGAGGACTTTCATGGACATCATTTAATTGACGATAGCGAAGTGACTGAGCTGCATATTGATGCGGTTTATTTACTTTTAAACGAAGACTATGCCAAAGTGGACTTCTCTAGCCTAACAGACGAACAAATTATTTACATAGAATCAAAACTTAAATACAACGCATAAACCATGAAAAAAGAAGAACAAGAACAACAAGAAGTTGCAGTAGCCAAGACTTTAACTCCTATTCAAAAGTTTCAGCAAAACATAGAGCAGTACGAACAAAGTGTGCTGCCTAATCTTTTAAAGAAACATAACATTGATGTATCTCAGTTTAAGCAGATAGTCTTATCTGAAATAAAAAAGAACCCAAAGCTACTTGAAGCCTTTATGTCAAACCCTGCTAGTATGTTTGCCTCAATCCTTGCAGGAGCAGAAATCGGTCTTATTCCTTCAGATATGCTAGGGGAGTTCTACCTGATACCTCGTAAAATAGATGGTAAGCCCTCTGTTACCCCTTTAATCGGTTACAAAGGCTTAGTTAATATCCTTTTAAGAAGTGGCGAAATAACCCGCATACACACAGAAGTAGTATACGAAGGAGAGGAATTTGAGCCTACCTATGGCTTAGAACCCAATATCGTTCACAAACCTAATTTCAACCTACCTAGAACTTCAGACAAGATTAAGTTTGCCTATGCAGTAGCTAAAATGAAAAATGGTGAGTATCAGTTTACTGTCTTATCAAGACTTGATATAATGAATATCCAAAACCTTTCTAAGTACAATAATGACCTTTATTTCAACGATAAGAAAGACCCTAACAAGTGGATGCTCAGAAAGATTGCCCTAGTGCAGCTATCAAAAATGCTACCTAAAGACTTTCATGGCAAAAAAGCTGTAGAGCTAGATAGCCATTTAGAAGGTGGTGCAACTATTGCATGGGACGATGAGCAAAAGCAAGTAATTGTAATAGACGGCAAAAAGATAACCCCAACTAAACAAGCCTCTGTAAGTAATACACTAGGTTCTCTACCTGATATTCCCGAATAACTAACATTTTAATTAACAAAAAAAGACCATAAAAATGGAATACTTAACACTTTTTGCACTAACCTTATTAACAGGGTACTTGATTGGCAGATACCAAAAGCTCATCGGTATTGCTTTTTTTGAAATGTGCGACATAAGTTTTGCGTACACTAAGTTCGTCCTGCTACATAGATGGAACAAGCTAAATGAACGGCATATTAGGTTTATAGAAGAGGCTGATTGGACTTTCGGCAGTGAAACCAAACATAAAATACTAAAGAAAATAAAAAAACTAAATAACCTATGAAAATACTCCTTGTACTAGTTATTTTCAATTACTTGATGTCTATGCTTTTAAAAAGATTGCTAATCACAATCAGCATTTTAGTAATAGAAAACCCAAAGCTCTATGTGTTACAGAACTTGTCATCTATGACGCTGTACAAAGCTATCTATGAAAATAGAAAGGTAATAGACCACTTGTTCATTCACCACATACCTGTGTACAACATATATCACTCGATAAACCTGATATACAAGCTAGTGTTTTATCACAATTATTTACGTCAAGAAAACTAATAAAATGATGGGTATATTAATTTCTTTCCTCCTTGCAGCTATAGTATCTATAGTTTGGGTATATCTAATAGACAACATGAAAAAGCACCATAGCGACTATAAAGGGCTAGATTTTTTAGACGAATATGAAAGTGAGCATGACATCTGCTCAAAGCATGGCAAAAGGCTAAATGGTAATATCTTTTGTGATAAGTGCTTAGAAGAGAATAACGTCTAAGATTTGCTCAGTTCGTCAATTTCCTGAGCTATAGCTTTAGCTTGATTGGTTTTAACAGAATGTGCGTCAGCGTCAGTAGTGAAATAGCCTAGCCTATTTTTCATTACATACACCCCCAAATCTTTAAATCTTTTGTAGTAATCAGCGAATCTGCTCTCTAGGGTTGCTCTGCTCCTAGAACCACTCCACCCATAAGAACCCCCATAAACGTATATAGTTGCATTTGGGAACTTAGCCTTTATAGTATTTACTAAGCCTTTTATGTCATCAGTATAGCTGAATTGACCATTAGTTCCAATAGATATAAACACCCTAGACACACCATTATCCACAGCTTTTGTCTTCAGGGCAGCTAGAACATTTGCCAAAGTCCAACCGCTTTTAGCTAGACCTTTCTCCGCTTTAGCACTCTTTGTAATAAAAGAAATGCCAACTCCATGACTATCCCCAATGATAATATTCCTGCCTTTCTTTGTAACCACAGGGGCACTTTCAACCTTTGGCTTAAAAGATTCAATTCCCACGATTATGATGGCAGCTACGACTAAAATGAGTATATAGTCTTTGGGTTTGTATTCGGTCATTATTTAGACTTTTTAATAAAGAAGTAGATGGATGCAGCAACTAAACCTATACCCGCAATAAGTGCTACGCTTGTATTTGCAAACTTAATTAAGTCCCTATCGTCTAAAAGTGTGTAAGTAAAAGAGTTTCCGTACTTATTTTTACTGATTCGGGCTAATTGCATCATATCCTCGAAATCACGAATGTTTCTGAAGACCTGACACCCTGCACTATCCAAACCTATTATATCCTCATTATTCTTTCCTTTTGTTGATTTGTGTATATTGATTCCGTATAAACCCGTCTGAGTAGGGGCTAAATAGTTAATTAAAGCGTTTCTGTCATCGTCTCTTATGACCGTTACAGGCTTTCTTTGAACTAAGGCTTCATATTTGTTTCTGTGTAAGCCTATTTGGTAGGCATCTTTATATTGACCGCTCTTTAAAATAGCAGCACCCTTTAAGTTGATGGGGCTTTTCAAAAAAGCAGTAGATGGGTCAGTAGTTCCCGATACAACTCTACCGACTAACTTTCCATTTTTGTCATAAAAGAAATAAGCAATCAGGTCATCAAACTTATCTTGGCTAGTAGCAGCAGAGTTCCTTACCCCAATGATGTTTAGCTTATTAGGTCTTTTGTCAATAGAATAGCCCAACCTTTCAGCAGATTTGATTATATCGGTGAGTTTACGTTCCATTTTAATTTTTTTATTTGGCTGTTTATTTTATATACTCTTCATATAGTCCCCTGAACATAGTAGCTATTACGTCTGAACCACTTGCTCCTAATTCAGTAAGAACACTTATAGAATAAAAGTCATTACCTACTTGTAGCCATCCTGTATCATGATTAGAAGATTCATAAGTTCCCGTTTTACTTCCTATGAATACCGAAGTTGGTAAATACTTCCTACTTCTCGATGCACTTGTTTGACAAGATGCTGTAACCCTAAATATTACTTCAGCCCCATCAAATCTATTATGGCAAACATCAGACCAAAACTTACACATATCTACTGCATTGGCATTGTTACCCATACCTCTTGCTGATTGCATAGTATATCCCATTTTTTTAGACCAATCATTTACAGCATTAGCTCCACCTGCCAAGTTTTGTAGTGGTGTCCAAACATCATTGTTACTTTTAACTAATAACTTTATAACCTTGTCATAATCAGATTGATTAGGGAAATTGCCTTTGAATTTGTCGAGTGCTGCTGAAGCTACAATAACTTTTGGAACTGAAGCTCCATACACATTCTTATTAGCATTTGAGCTTTTTGCTACTAGCCTATCTTTTGATATGTTATAAATAGCCCAATAGACTTTAGGGTTCTTTTTTGCAGATTGATATTTGGACGCAGAATAACCGCTGCTACCAATACCTTTGTTTCTACTTAATTTTATCCCTCCTTTTGAAGCTATTGCTGAAAGATTAATACCTTTTGTCGTAGTAAAGAAATTAGTGGATTTACTCCAACCTAAAGCAGATAACCCAAATATTACCTTCTTTTTAAAAGAAAGCAAAAGCCCAATCACGAAAACAGAGATTAAGCCCCCATAGATATATTTATCGTATTTATTGTCTTGCATCTATTCCACTATAATATCTTGTAAATTCAACTCTTTTTTTAGTTGCTCTAAGGTCATACTACGGTATTTGTCCCTGTTTTGTTTTGTATCAGGAAGACCCAATGAAATAACATAGTAAGAAAGCAATACTTCCTTAGCATCGTCTTTTGACTCGTAGCCTTTGTTTATATATGATTTCTTTATTAAGTAACCACCATACACTACTGCTGCTATGGTTACAAGACCTATGAGTATTTTTTTAAGTTTCATATTATTTAGTAAAAAATAGGTTATTTAATTTATTTAGAACGGATGTTTGATTATTTGCTTGTAAGAATTGCTCTTTTGTGAAAAGGGTGTAAATAAAGAAATTGCCATATCCTTTTTTAATATGAGCAGTAGCCCAAGTACCTAAAGTCTCCAAAGTAGATAAATTAGCGAATACTTGACATCCTGCAGAATCGGCATTTAGCTTTGTATTAGACCATGCTCTATGTATACAAGTGTCTATTGAAGTTGATACTTTAACTCTACCCGCTTTTAATGCAGCGTCAAAGAATGAAGATAATGCTAGTTTTTTTTGCTTTGCAGTGGCTACTTCTTGGGGAGTTGGATTCCATCTATAAACAGGCATAGCTCTTGTAGGGCAAAATGCAGGATAAGGCTTCCAAAGTCTGTGTGTTTTACCTATGTAATTGTATGGGTGTTGCCCTTCTTTTACATAAGCTGTACCACCCGCTGCTCTTGCAGCAGCATCTACAGGTGTGGCTACATATTTAGGTGTGGGGTCTGTTGAAGCAGCAGCAGTTACAACCTCTAAAAAGTTAAAATTATTTATTCTGATACCACCCAAATAGTCATCAGGGAGTGATGTGTCACAGGTAGCCATCCTTATACCCCAAAGTTCTAGGTAATGAAACCTATTTTTCTCTATTAATCTTTTATAGGAATTGGGATAAAACATCTTGTAACAATTAGCTATTGTTGCTGAATTTACGGTTATTCCGTCTACTGATGCCATAACGTTTATTTATGTAAAATTAGTAATAGATGCAAATTAAGTATTTTTTACGAAACCCTATAAAGTACCCTGCAATCCGCATTCACCACCCACCGCCACATTCCATATCCGAAAATATCCCCTAATATCCGAAAACCCCCACAAATCCACTCCTCAATCTATTGGAGG